TCAGAACCATGCGCGGGACACCTCGACTCGGTCGATAGCCGTTTTCGCAAGCCGCCAACGCTCGACACGACGCGTATATACCTCGCTGGTCTTGGCTTCAGAATGACCGAGAATCGCCATGATCTCATATTGGCTGCAACCAAGTTCAGCCAATAGCTCGGCGAGCCCCTTGCGTACCCCATGCGCAGACAGATGCCCAAGACCAGCATCCTTGCACCAGCGCTTGAACATGGCCGAAGCGCTATCCCCACTTGAGAATGGCTTACCTCCACGACCAAGCACATAGGTCGCTCCCTGAACCGTCGGCGCGCGCGTTGCCGTCTTCAGTGGCTCCAGCAGCGGCAAACAGACTTCCGAAGAACCTCTCTTCAGCGGCGTCCATCGAAGCGCTTCTATGCCGTCTATGACGCATTCGAACTTGCGCCCGAGCATGGTCGTATCCTCAATGCGGCATCCGGTCCACAGCAAGACGGACATGGTGACGTGTGCCTTCGAACCGGCCTTATGCTTGGCATAGAAGGTTTTGACGTCTGCGGCCTTCCAAGGCGTTGCACCGTCGCCCTTGCGGTAGATCGACTTTATGCCGCGTGCCGTATTTTCCTTGACGTATTTCCGCTCGACAGCCCAATCGTACATTACGCCGACGGCTTCGATGAAGGCATCTGCCTGGGCTGGCGTACCTCCCATGCCGTCCTGCATTTCGATCAGCTTTTCGTTCGGAATCAACATCACCTTGTCAGGATCAATGATTAGGCGGTTCAGCAGGTTCCGCTTCTTCTTCAGCGTCTTCGCGCTGGTCGTTCCGGCCTTGACGCGCTCATTAAGATATTCGAAATAGCTGTTGACCAGCCAGCCAATGGATCTGGCCTTCGCATACTCGGAAGCCTTTTTGAGTGCTTTCGGCTGTTCGCCCCGCCTGGCGGCAAGGTATTGTCGCTGGAAATCGTCATCGTCAGGACCGCAGTAAATGCGGATACGGCACTTCTTGTCACCCCGAGGCCGAACGCGATACCGAAAATTCCCTGACGGCATGGGTTCCTTGAGGAGTCCCGGATAATCCACTTTCATGATAGGCCTCACCATTGCTTGAGGCCTTCATCCTTTTGCGCTGTCTCGTTCGCATCAACGTCGGCGCAATGGATTTCGATTTGTCCACCGGATATGCACACCTTATCCACAGGCAGGCCCGCGTCCCTGATAACCTTGAGAGCAATGCGGAAGGCTCGCTCGCTGGCACGGATCCGCTTAACCTCTGTAGTTGCGTGTGCGGCGGCTGTCATTCGCGGCCCCTTATCGGTGAGGCTCGCAGCACCGCCCTTGTTACTTCGACTACACGCCGCCGATATGTGCCGTATTTCTCAGCCGCATATTCAACCGCTTCATCGCGATTGCGGATTGTCGTTTCAAACACCCAGTTCCTTATAGGCATGGCTGGCTGGAAGTATTGTATCTCGTACCATTGGTCGGTCATGGTTTCCTCGCGATGTTTCGAATGACGACCAGCCCCATGTCATTATCGCCAGAGACGCCGTACAGCGCTGCTGCGACCTTGAGAGGGTCGATGCCAGTCGATTGCCAGTAAGCGCGCTCGTCGCCCATCTGGTGCTGTTTTGCGTGTTCTTGTGGGCACAGTGGAACCGCCCAGCGGTCGTCGGCCTTTTCGCCCTTGCCGCGCTCTCGTTTTCCATAGGCCGGATCGGCATAGCTTACGTGCGCTGCTTCGACTGGTCGGCGACCAGTGACAATACACGGAAGCTCGTGGAGCCATTTGAGATGCGATGCATCCTTCTGCGCCGGCCGCTTCTTAACGGATACTGGCGAGGTGCTGAATGCCGTAGGCTCGCGAAGGATGCGGAAGCCGGCCATCATGCCACCTCATCGATGTTCTGCTTGAGGATTTCGAAGGTGATTGCGACAACCCACGGATTAGTGTCCCATGCGCCGGAACCGTTGATGCTGTCCCATAGTGTTCGATAGCTACCTCGAGGAGTAGGGTTCATCACGCTGTTGTTGCCGTAGTCTCGGTAGCCGAACCATTCCGGATCGCTGCTGGCAACCTCAACACCTTCCTCCTCTGCGTCTTCCTGGCTGATGTCCTGCAATCGTTCCACGCGAACGTCCGTCACGATCAGTGTTATGCGGGAAGCCCAACGCGGCATGAAAATTGACGGCTTCCATTGGATGGGTAGTTCTGGAACGTCCGCGCGGTACGTGGCGGCTTCGCCCTTGACGCGTTCCGCCCACGTCTCGCGTACCCAAAGCCGGTCGCCTATCTGGTGACGCAGGAAGGGTTTCAACTGAGTTGTGATGTCATCCCAGTTATCGTCGCCAACGTGGCCGTTCCAGCACCAATGGCGATACTCGCTGTCATGCAGGCGCTTTCCCTTCCAGTCGTATAACTGAAGGTGTTCCGGCTGCGGCTTCATTATCCGCCGCGTCTGTGTCTTTCGGTCGTCAAGCAAACCGCGAACCATGGGAGTGCTGAAGAGGATAGGGCGATCAGTCATCAAAATAGCCTCCCGGCCTGATCGTCCGCATTAGCCTTGACACGATAGTCGGCGGCAATGGACTGCATGACTGTGATCTGATGATCAGCGAAGGATTGCGTCATCTTCCCATCAGCCACCCATCGGGCGTAGACGCGCTGGCGCTGCTTTACCTCGCGCTCGGCACACTCGGCTTTGTCTTTGTTGGTTATCTCAGTCATTATCGCGCCTCTAACTCATGCTCTTCGATCTGGGCGATCGCACATGTGAAGGCCAAGGCGGCTTGCCTTGCCTCGTCGGACTTGCCGCACGCTACGCGGAAATGCCTGGTGATCGTCTCTGCCTTTTCCTTGGCAAGCTGGCTCAAGGGACGCTGTTCGGCCGCAAAGCTATTGCGCGCCATTCGAACGACATCAGGGTCTTCTCCGACGGCTGCGTTCAGCCGGACAATGAAGTCACCAAGGTTTCGCTTGTCCTCGTCGGAAAGGGTTGTGGAGCCCGACGACGCCCCGGAGGGAGGATTCAAAGCATCGCCGGGCTCAATGCCCGCTTCATCAGCGGGAAGGTCGGAAGCGACACCGTGGGCCAGAGTGGCATCGCTTCCTGCATCGTCAGAGTGGGGCGACTCCTTCGATGGTTCTGTGTCTTCTTCGCCAAGGTCGGCGATCTCCTTGCGCCAATCGGCTGGATCAACGCCGGTAATGTGCTGAATTATTGCCGTCATCTGTTCGACGGCTTCTTCAAGCTCCGGATCAGTCAATTCAGTGAGGCTCTTGGGATATTGCATGAAGGCCCCCGAGACGGTCTTCGACAGGTTAACAATGCCAAGGGAAAGCTTTATCGCCTCGCTGGCTTGGTCCTTCGTCTGCCAGGGTGTTTGGCACTCCTTGACCGCCTTGCCCAAGATTGCCCACCATTTGCGCACGAGCACACGGTCTTTCTCTTCGGTAAACCGGACACTGACTTTTGTGCCGCGGCGATAGGTATCCAGCCGCTCGGCATCGTGAGCCGTGGCAGGGATGAGTTTCCCCGCTTCGATCACCATCTTGAATGGAGGAGCTTCGTGTTTGGTCACATCAGCCTCCGATGCGCTTCAGTGCGCGCTTCTTGATAGCAGTCGCGATCGATTGGTTCGTCTCGTCGCCTTCAAAGCGGGCCATGGGATCAGCTTCGGTCCAGACCTCTTCGATGCTGGCTTCATCCTGGGCAACCGCAAGGTCTTCCTCGAGACGATTGAAGAACTCGGTATCGTCCAGAATTTCCCCGTCAGACGTGATGTCCCCGTTGTAGTCTTGTTCTTCGACCTCGGCATCTACGATGCTTGACTGATCGGACTGTTGATCGATCGGCTCTGAAGGCGGTACTGGTGGCTTGGGTGGCGTCTTGGCCGCGACATGCTCAATCACTTCGCCGTTGTCGAGCGACCGACCTTCCATCTCCTCGGCGGCGTAGACGTTGCCAAGCTCTTCAGGAAAGGCCTTTCGCAGTGCAGCGGCCTCAACGCACTTGTCGAGCTGCCCGCGCGATCGCTTCGCCCACATGTCATTCGGCACGTCGGATTTGCCGATTGTGGCATAGGTTTCTTCCCAGAAGACCTTTGCGTGGTAGGCACATTTCTGACCGGCTACCATGCGATAGACGACAACACTCGCCCATTCCGGATAACGAACCTTCTTCGTGATGGTATCGCTGTTCTGACCGCCGCTTTGGCCCGTGAACGTGCGTTCAATCATCGGACCGAACTCGACGGCATCGATGCCAGCGTATTGCTTCGTGCGGGTGGCGGTGGTGCGGATCTCGGCAATGCCTGGCCAAACCGTTTCAACCATGGCCTTCTTCGCGCTTGACCACATGGGGACGATGTGAACCGGCTTCTTGAAGATATCGAGGTTGCGCTTGCGGCAATAGGCGAGCGCCATCATTACTGCCTCGACCGTCTTGGCCGTCGGGAAAATCTGCTCGATCAGAACGCGCCAATCTGCCGGCTGGATTTCGAATTCCTTAGCAACCGCCGAAGGGATGGGCATGCGTGATGGCTGGATTACTATTGCGTTCATGGCTATGCAGCCCTCTTTTCTTCAATGATTTTCATGCCGGGCAGCGTGACACCCGCCTTGGCGGCGCGGTTGGCGAGGCTTTGAACGAGTTCCAGAATTTCCGGCCGATCTTTTAAGGCGATCAGCAACGGCTCTATGTCGGTTATCTGGGCCGATATAAACGTCCTGAGAGCGACCTTTGCCCCGGTGCGCCCCGCGGCAGCATTGCGGGCCTGTGCCTCCCTGTCGGCATCTGCGGCCTGTTGTGCGAGTTGTTCGGCACGCTGAGCAACAGCGACATCCCCGTCCTGTCTTGTCTCGGCCGCTGCGGCTTCCGCCTCCTGCCGTATCTTGTCGGCTTCCTCGCGGGCCTTACGTTGGCGTTCCTGCTCGAGCCTATCCTGTTCGCGCAAATATGCATCCATGTGGCGCTTGAGCTTGGTCGACAGTTCCTTCGGGTCTTCCTTGAGCTCGCGCCATTTGTCATCGATGCGACGGGTTTCATCGAGCGCGGGCTGCTTTTCGATCTTGTGCTGATCTGTGGCGCGCTTGGCTATATCCGCCAGTCGCTTTGACCAGATGGCAGCCTTGTCGGCATCGGCCTTGGTCTTGATCGGCGTCTTCAGGAATTCCTCGGCAAGTTCCTTATCGCCCAGGTATTCGATGCGCAGTGCTTCCATGGGATCCGCATCTGCAGAGTTATGCCCGACTGGAGCGACCGCTGGTTTAGGCTCGTCATCGAAGCCGCCACCAGCTATTGCCTTCTCGTAGGCTTCAACGGTTATCGGGTTTCGGCAGCACCACGTCCAAATCTCGTCTGCCTCAACGTCCCGGCCGTTGCGATAGGCAAGCCATCCGGTTTCTTCATCCCACCAAATCGCAACAGGCTCCCACGCGCCGCCCTTCTTGCGGGTACGGTAATAGCCTTGTTGTGGTTCGGAGTGGATCGGGCCGACGTTGCCTTTGAGAGCGTTTTGCCACCAAAGCCAGCGGTTAACGACGGTAGCAGACAGACCGCCAATGGATGAGAATGTATCGGTCATTTGAACCGCGCCTCCGTGGTGTCGATGATTTGGTTGACAATCTCGCGAGCCATGGTCGTGCCGAAGACGTGGCAGAGGTCGCGATAGTGTTGGCGAATCTGGTACTCGAGGAAGCCTGCTGGCTTGGATTGTGCGTACCGGGCGAGACGTTCTGTCATCTCGGGCGGCGTGTAGTGCGACGTGGCGCTCACATCAGGCTCCCGAGGTATCCCGCGATTAACAGCGATCCGATCGCCGCGATTGCGGAGAGGATTTGAACCCACTGGCGAGACGCGCGGTTTTCGTTGACGTGAACGAGGATGCGGTCGTGTTCTGCGATGAAGCGGTTCATCTAATTTATCTCCCGCATGATCTCGTCGTAGGTTTTGACCAGGCTACCAATGGTGCCTAGAACGACAGCGGCAAGACCGCTAAGCCCGACGATTGCTATGAGAATGTCCATTAGCGTGCGCTCCTCATGAGAAGGCCGAGCCCGAGAGCGTTGTGATGCTGGCGCAGGGCAATAAGCCGGTTCTGGTCGTATGAGTGATGGCCAGCAGCGCGTTTGCTCTTTTCGCGTTCGATGAGGTCGTTCAGTCGGCTTATCGCGCGATTGATCTCGGTATCGCTTGGAATGCCAAACACGTTCTCAAGGACCGCGAGTGTGTGCCAGCCCTTGTCGAGCTTCCGGCATATGGCCTCGACTGTTACAGGCCGAAGTGCGGTAGTGAGCGTTTCTGGAAGTGCATTTGTGGTGAGGGCGAGAGCGCTCATCGAACAATCCTCCGAGCAGCGCGCTTGATCTGGCGCTTAGCGATTTCGCAAAGGATGATCAGCGCCACGGCAGCGGTTGCCTGCAGGAAGAGGTCGGAGAATGTTATGGGTTCAAAGGTCATTTCAGTTGCCCCGAAATTGTTTCGATGGGCATACTCTATACGCATCATGCGTAAATACAACAGATATTTACGAACTGTGCGTATAATAATTTGACTGATATGCGTACGGCGCGTAAAAGAAAAGCGCCGGAGGGATGATCCTACCGGCGCCTGAGCACATTCATTAAGCTATCCCTTAAGTATCATGCCGTTGAATAGGGTACAAGGGAAATATCCCGTTCAGGTCGTAGAAGTGTTGATTTTATTGGGTCTGCTCGGAGGCTCCCGCCAATAGATTAAACATGGAGCGCTAAGGCAGCGGTCTTTCCAAGGGAATTGCCCCGCAGCACCGATCATCCCGGCGCATGAATTCCTAAGCGGTTTGTGATTCCAGGCTAATCACACGGTCCGGACGGGTAGACGCCGTCTGAATGATTTGGATGCGGTCTGACGAGTAAACTGAGCAACATACCCTCAAGCTTTGAGACAGATTGGCCTACTGGTGGAACAGGCAGCTCAGGATATCCGGACTTCATAGCATCCCGTTCTGCCAGCATAGGGCAGGGTGAAAGGGCGGAACCTCTCGTGCTTGAGGGTGAACGTCTTGATAACCCAAGTTGTGTCTATTTTTCCGATTTTCGGGACTCTATCGCCTGGGTCGCGATCCACTTCATCAGCATCAAGCAGGCGAACACCGCAAACAGGGTGACCATCATAAGGATTGGGTTATTTCCAAACGGCGGAGTCCAATCGAAATTATCGAGATTTACTATCGAACCTTTGCCTCTGATATGAGTGGTGACCGCAGTAACTCCATACTGGTAGCCCATTGCAAATGTCATATACAGCACCGCCGCAGCGGCAAAGGTGAGAAAAAGAGGCGAAAATATTTGCAGAAAGAATCTCGGTTCCTTGTAAGCGACGCCAAAGCCACTGGCGACCGCAGCTAATATAAGACCCGTGCCAAGCGCTTCCATGAGATACACCCTATTTGACGGTCCCAAATTTCCGCATTACACGCCCCACAACATACAAATCCTCGGCCTTCCAGACTTTTGTTTTATGGCGTGGATTATCTGAAATTACTGAGACTAAGGTTTCTTCGGCGCCAGGATCACTCGAAATTTCAAGACGCTTAATCGCCATGCCGCCGATCTCATCAATGATTGCGTAAATACCATCAGGAGAAGGCCGACGGTGGCGAGTGTCTATGAAGACGACATCGCCCTCATCAAGGGTCGGCTGCATCGAATCGCCCTGCACCGGGAAAATCGCTACGTCCTTCGCGGCTAGGCCAAGTGTGACTAGAATGGCCGGAGGAAGCTTCCAATAGTCCTTCACGCTCTCGGCGGAAAAGGTCATCCCATGTTTTCCAGGTACGCCTTCATTCGCGATTGCCAATCCACCAGCGCCCATACCGGCAGTGATATCGATCTGGGGTGAACTTCCTTCAGGCGCGCCATTGAACCCGGTTTCAGATCCGATCGTCATCCGGTCATCTTGCTCGCGGGTTTGATGATGGTCGTCGGGGTCATAGCTTGAGACAAGGCGCGGCCTGGATGCGGGTCGATTTGAAAATTCTGGGCCGGCCAGCTCCCATATCTCTTCCTTACGTATTGGAGGCTCTCCCTTACCGACTAAAGCCTCTTCCATTTTAGCCACCAAGTCACGTTTGAGATAACCGCCGGTATACTCGCTCGGATTTTCATAGCGCTGCACGCTCGAGGCCCGACTGTACCCAAGCCTCTTAGCAAATTCATCCATGCTCCACCCTGTTCGCATACGCAGGGCGCGCACTCTTCCAGTGATTGATTCTGAACTATTATCCATGATGCGTATAGACGCACACAATTTTTACGTTTTCCACGTTGACGCATTTTACGAATTGTGCGTATATATACGTAGCCAAGCTGCGACGACAGGAAAACAAGCAATGCAAACTCCAGCGGAATATGTGGTCGGAAAGTTCGGGGGGCTGACCAAAACGGCCAGAGCACTCGGCGTTCCGATATCGACAGTTCAGGGTTGGAAGGAGCGGGGGAAAGTACCGCAGGAGCATTGGTTGCCCTTGATCGAAGCGGCGGGCCAGAACGGCGATATCTTGGATGTTACAGATTTCCTCAAACATCATGAAGAGCCTTCGTCCGAGGTGGTGGCGTGAACAAGAAGTCTCGCAAAAAGATGGCGCGTGCCGCTGCGAAAGCGCCGACATGGCTCCGAATTGGAGCCGCTGCAACGTTTGATCCGCAGGGCACGCGTGAGTTTCGTACCAAACAGCTTGGTACGTTCGGAGCGGCTTCTGACGTCCGCAAGATTGATCCTTCCGAGTATGAGGTGAAGTCGTGACGACACTCTCCTACGAACGCGTCAGAGAGCTTTTCAAATACAATCCAGAAACAGGCGAACTTGTCTGGCGAGAACGCCCAGAGAGTGATTTCGCTACCAAGCGCGCGTGGTCTGTTTGGACAACGAGATGCGCTGGAAAACCAGCGAAACACATTGGCAATCTCGGTTATGTCGTCATCAATATAAGAGGCAAAAACCATACAGCGCACCGGATAATCTGGACATTGGTTCACGGAGAAGCTCCGGTTGGTCAAATTGATCACCTGAATGGCGACCGTGCTGATAACCGTATCCAAAATCTTCGTCTCGTCACCAGCTTGGAAAATGGAAGAAACCAAGGACTGTCGAAGAATAATACCTCCGGTGTGATCGGTGTCAGTTGGTCCACGGTGTTCAACCTATGGGTTGTGGGTATTGGCGTCGATCGCAAGTGGATCAACCTTGGTAGATTTTCTTCAAAAGAAGAGGCCATCTCGGTCCGAAAGGCGGCTGAGAAGAAATATGGCTTCCATCCTAATCACGGCACGAGGGCAGCTGCATGAATTGGCTCGCTCTTTCACTCTATGTCGTGGGCACGATCGGCGCTTGCGCGTCCGTAAAGAGGGATGCTCCCACGGGCTTGCGTGAATGGATCTTCATACTCGCTTGGCCTGCCACGGTGGTTGGCGCCACCGTTCTTGGCCTTGCGAACTTTCTCCGTGGGAGATGGCTCCCATGAGAACAACGACAACTGCACACCGGTTGATGTCTTCCAGGACTTCCGAGTGCGCTTCTTCATTTGAGTATCCTTCAGTGTCTCGCTGCTACGCCCCAAACGTAGCGAAGGACAGTTCGAATGTGCGTCAAAACAGTTTCCAGAAACGGAAAAAGAGTTTCCGAGGATAAGATGAGTAACGTCGCGTTAATCGAAGCAAAACAATGGGCTGATGCGCTGATGGAAGCCGAATGGCGCGGTCGCAAAGACCGTGACGGGCCTGTCAGATACCGGTTGTCAAAGAAAACGGGTGTACCCGAAAGCTATCTCTACCGCCTTCAATACAAGACGGCAGACATGAAGGACGTGGCTGGTTCAGCCTACCGGTCACTCATGTTGGCATACGAGGAGTTGTGCCAGCGAAACGAGAATGCCGCCGACGTCATGCGCGAGCAGCGGCAAGCACTAAGGATCACCAATGCGATTAATCAGGAGTCTGCTTCGGCGGGCTAGGGAGTGGATTTTGCTCAATTACGAGCGGTCCCGTCATCGGAAAGGGAATTGAGCATGGCCGACACCCAATACGATCCGTATGCCGCAAAGCCTGTTAAGGCGAAGAAGGTCAAAGCGGAGGAAGCACCGGCATCAACCCACAACAGCGAGCGGGAACAGTACGAAGAGCAGCAGTTTCTTCGCAGCGTTCGGGAGATACAGGACCACACGTCCGACATTGCCGGGACGATGAACGAAATCAACCAGGTCTATAAGCGCCTGAAGGAATTCGGATTCACAAAGTCAGATGTGAAGTGGGCATTCGAGCTCGAGGAGAAAGACGCTCCGGAAGTCATGGCCACGATGCAGCGCCGGCTGCGGATTGCCAGGTTCCTCGGTCATGGTGTCGCCAGACAGATGGAGATTTTCGAGACCGACCGCACACCGCTGGTCGACCGCGCATACGAGATGGGCCTTAACGTCGGAAAACTTCGCAAGGAAATGAACTGCCCGTTCGATATCGGCTCTGAGGCCGGTCAAGCATGGCAACGCGGCGTCAACGACGGAACGTCCTTCATCAACAAGGAACTCGCTGCGGTAGTTGCCGAGGGCGAGCCAGACTTCCCGGACGCGGAGTAGCCCGCCATGGAAACCCTCAAGATGCGAGCCAAGCGGATAGTTTCGGAGAGCCCTGCACTGGCCAAGGAAGTCGCCCTATTGTTGCAGGCGGAAAGTCCGACACTCACGCCAAAGCAGTTGAAGGCTTTGGATTTCCTGCGTGAGTTCCGTGCCAAGCACGGTGTTTCTCCCACTTACAACGAGACTGCCGATGCTTTGTGCGTGTCCAAGACTGCGGCGTTCAACCTGATCTATCGGCTTCATGAGCGCGGTTTCATTCAGATGATGCCAAACCGTAGCCGGTCAATCGTACTGCTGGAAGCAGCATGAACGATAAGCCCCTCACACCATTGCAGGTTGGAATAGGCGCGGTCCTGCTGATAGGCGCCGCGGCCTTCATCCTCGGTCCACTCATTTCGGAATAGCGGGGATTTGATGCACCTGTTCGATTGGCCATTTGGCGATATCAACCCGCACAGCTTCGACATGATCATGGCCGATCCACCTTGGCGCTTTGTGGTCAGATCTCCGAAAGGCGAGGGGAAGAGCGCACAAGCCCATTACGACACCATGGCTTTGGAAGATATCAGCGCCATGCCCGTCATGGATCTTGCCGCACCGAACTGTGTCCTATGGCTTTGGTGTACCGCTCCAATGCTTCCGCAGCAACTGACGACCGTCAAAGCTTGGGGATTCGAGTATTGCACCGAAGGCGTCTGGGTGAAGATGACGACGCACGGCAAGGTGTCGTTCGGGACCGGTTACGGGCTTCGCGGTTCTCATGAGCCCTTCATCATCGCCAAGCGCGGCGAACCGAAGCTCACCAAATCAACTCGATCAGTCATCCACGGCAAGGCGCGTGAACATTCCCGCAAGCCCGAGGAAGCCTACTTCGAAGCAGAACGATTGATGCCTCGCGCTCATCGTCTGGATCTCTTTTCCCGCACGAATCGTCCCGGCTGGACCGCTTGGGGCAAAGAAACCGGTAAGTTTGGAGAAGCTGCCTAATGCTCATTCTCGCATTCGATCCCGCTCAAACGACCGGCTACGCTTTTTACGATGATCAGGCGCCACTGGCTGCCATCGAGGCCGGAACAATCAAATGCATTGGCGAAAGCTACGAGGACAAGGCTGCATCGCTCGGCCGGGCACTGGTCAAGATCATCAAAGCCAAGCGTCCTGACTTTATCGCCATTGAAATGCCCATCCGCACACAGCCAGGACAGCAGCGCCGCAACGTCAAGTTCATGGGCGAGGAGCAGCAAGTCGAGGCCGGCGGATCCGGATTGAATGCAGTCATCTCATCCAATCAGCTGGTGGGCGCTATCTCGGCCATCGTCGGCGCGTACAACATTCCTTTCGTCACCATCCCATCGGTCACATGGCGCAAGGCCTTCCTTGGATTTGGAACGCACAAAGGATGGGCGCGCAAGGATTGGAAGAAGGCTGTTCGCGATCGCTGCGCATCCCTTCGGATCATCGTCACAAATGACGACCAGGCCGACGCCGTGGGAATCGCCTTCGCCGGTTCACATCATCAGGCCGTGCGTGTTCTCAAAGCTCGAGCGGCATAACCCCAGTTCTATCGGAGCACTCAATGAAAAACCGTCTACTTGATCTCAACAACCATCTGTTCAGCCAGATGGAACGGTTGACCGAAGAAAACCTCACATCTGAACAGATCGAGCAGGAGGTAAAGCGCTCTGAGGCAATAGTCTCAGTTAGCGAGCAGATCATCCGAAATTCCGATCTCGCTCTCAAGGCGGCAAACTTGGTCGCCAATCATGGCGACCGATTTAAGCCGATGCTCCCGACAATCTTCCGCGCACCGGAGATGATCGAAGGCACATCTTCCGATGGTGGCGGCAAATGAAGGGCCATTGGATAGCCTACACCGTCGAGGAAATGGCGTGGCTGGAAACAAACCGCAAGCTGCCTATCGGGGACTATCACCGGCTGTTCTGCGTAGAATTCGGGCGCGAAGATGTTTCGGCGGCCAATCTTCACGCTCTACGCACGCGGAAAGGATGGAAAACCGGGCGCACTGGCTGCTTCACCAAGGGTGGCGTTCCCGCCAACAAAGGCCAGAAGATGCCCTTCAACCCCAACAGTGCGCGGACGCAGTTCAAGAAGGGCAACCTTCCTCACAATGCGAACTACCTCGGACATGAGCGCGTTTCGAAAGACGGCTATGTCGAGATCAGCATTGACGAACCAAATCCTCACACCGGCTTCGAGCGCCGGTATGTACTGAAGCACAGGTACCTATGGGAGCAACAGCACGGTCCAGTTCCAGAGGGGATGTATCTCAAGTGCCTGGACGAAAACAGGCAGAATACAGATCCATCAAATTGGGAACTGCTTCCGAGGGCCACGCTTCCGTATCTCAACGGCCATCGTGGATTTGACTATTCGGCGGCAGAGCCGGAAGTGCGTCCCGCCATAATCGCAGTTGCCAAGCTAAGGCACGCCGCCAAGACCGCAAAAACCAAATCGAGGGCGGAATGATGCAAGCCAGCCTATTCGATGCGCTGCACAAGCCGGCTCTGATCCTGCGCGTCGATCCAGACGGGCCGGTTGTCCAAGATCCGGATGAGGTGTTGAGATTTCCTCATCCCCGCATGGCCTGGGACAGAGCGACCATTCAACTTCACCGCTATGACGATGGCCTTTGGATGTGGTCGACGGGCTGGCACTGCAACGATGGCGGCTGCGGTTATTGCGTCGGGCCTAAGTGGGGAAAATTTGCTGAAAGCCGTGATGACGCCCTGTTCTATGCGGCGCGCGAAATAGAAAGTGCACTTGAGGGAAACGGTAGCGTCGAAGCTAGAGATATAATCGCGTGGGTGGCGATGCTATGAGCGAGCAAACACCAATCCGCATTGCGCCAACCAACGTCAGGGCAGAGACAGCGCTTTTGGCATCCATCCTCGTCGACAACAACATCTATGATGCCGTGTCACGCATGATTGAGCCGGAGCATTTCAGTGAAAAGCTCTGCCGGGAAACATACCAGATCATTTCCGACATGCTCGCTGCCGGCAAGCCGGTCTCGGCCATCACAGTCAAGAGCAAGCTACCGGAACACATGATCGTCGCCGAAGGGCAGACCGTTGGAGAGTTCATTCTCAGCCTGACACAGCAGGCCATGGGCTTGATCCACGCGAAGGGATTGGCCGAGGATATTCACGAGATGTGGATTCGCCGGCAATCGATTGTTATGGGCGAAGAGCTCGCCGCCACCGCCTACAGCCTGGCACCCGAAAAAAACATCATCGATGAGATTGGCGCGATCGAGGAGAAACTGATCTCGATCAGGGCTGAGCGGCTGCGCGAGACCAACTCCAAGGGCATTGGCGAGAAGTACATTGAAAGTCTCAACCAGGCGTTTCAGGCCAAACAGATCAAAGGTGTTGGCATCTGCCTTCCCGAGATAGGCGAAGTCATTTCAGAGCCCTGCTTCGAAGCCGGAAACCTTTATGGCCTTTTGTCTTCCTCGGGAGAGGGCAAGACCAGCCTCACACTACAGCAAATCTATCACGCACTCCGCGAAGGCCATCCCGTCCAGTTCCAAAGCTATGATCAAAGCCAAGAGCAATGCATGCGGCAGATGGTTGCTCAGGAATTTGGCTTGGAGGCCCGACGGCAGCGTTCCGGTGACATCGCTGAGAAAGAGTTCGCCAAGGCGATGGAATTTGCTCAGTGGATCGACCAGAGCCGATTGCTTGAAGTTATCGAATGCAATGACGAAACAGCAGCACAGCTGGCAGGGTATGCCCGCAACTTCATCAAGCGCCGCGGCAATGGCCGAGTCCCGCTTATCGTTACGGATCATATCGGTTCGGTGAAGCCGGAGGACGGCAGAGCAGACGAGGGCACCAAGGCCAAGAACATCAACAAGGTCTTCAAGTCTACTGCCAAGCAGACCGGCGCTGTGTGGATCGTTCTCAACCAGCGCAGTTCGTTCGGGATGAAGCGGGACAATCCAAGGCCAATATCAGCCGACCTATTCGGTGGTGATCCAGCTAAGCAGGCCTATGACGCCATCATCTATCTCTATCGTCAGGAAAAGTTCAAAGCGGAGCGCATCGCCACGGCCGCAACCGACAGCGATTGGAAGAAAATTCACAAGGTCTTTGCCGAGAACCCCGAAGGCATTGCGGAACTTGGAGCAATTAAGGTCCGGTTTGGTAATCCAACCATCACAGCCCAAGTCGAGTTTGAAGCGAGGTATACGCGATATGTGTCCAGACGCGCCAAAGAACAGCCGGAGTTGATTTGATGAACAGATACTCAGCCTATTCTCAGCCAGTGCCCGGCGGTTGGCGCGTCATGCTGCGGTTCTCGAAGGATGGTCATCCTAAGCCCATCATGACCACAGGCGATAAGCCAGAGGTCTTCCAGACGGAACTCGAGGCCCAGCAAGCCATTACCAAGCATCTTCTCGACTATTTCAACGGTGACTATCTCCGTTGCGGAGAGCGCCTCTCTACTGCCAAATCTGAGGCTGAAAAGATGTGGGGAGCGATCCATATGAATGGTCGAGAGATCAAGATCGAGCGGAAGGCAGTAAAAGCGTGAGAATGTGGTTTGCATACGAGTTATCAGAAGCCGGAGTATGGGAGGCCGTCTGCTATCGCGTCAACTTCGGTGATCCGGCTTTAGACGTTCGGCCGCGCACAAATCTCGTGAGAGTTCCTGCAAGTTGCATCGGGGAAGATGGCGAGCCCATGTTCAGCCGCTTGCGCGAACGCTTCCCGCTGGAGGTGGTTGATGGTTGAGGCCGACGAGCGCATCGCCTCAATAGCTGCCGAGTACGAGGTTTCTCTGATCGGCAAGAGCAAATACCCAGAACCAGGCGAAACGCGCGCTGTGGCCTCGCTGCTGCATATTCTCAATGCTTACGGGGAAGGGCATTTGCGGATGGTTCTTTCCACCCTCGCAGAGACCGAGAATAACCGGGCAAGCCTTGACGCTGTGTCGCTTTGGTGTGTATCCGATCTCATCCGCGCATTTCCTCAGCTTGTGGAACATGAAACAACGGAATGGCTGTCCTGCTTCGACGCAATGCCCGTTGGAGAACTTCAATACGTGAATAACGAATGTCTTCGCGGTGTGGTAAAGCTCAGGCACTCGCTTGCCGGTATGTTGACCGAGCGCATTTATCGCCGGTTTGGGCCTCGGGCAACGCAGCCAGACCTATTTGATGATCGCAGGAGGATGCCATGAACGAAGGTGACATCGCAGAGCGCCTTATCGAGGCATACGAGATTGCTCGGAACAGTAGCGATCAAGTCGGGCCGAAGAAGCTCAAGGCTCAGGCAATGCCGTATCTCCATGATCAGGCGGACAAAAACGGATGGGGAAGCGAACGGCTTGCCGAAGAGCGCAAAGATTTCTGGGATAGCCTGACCCGCATACCGACAGCACGGCAGATATCCGAAGCCGAAGAAGCGATCGGATGGTTGACGCTGGTCAAGAGTGAGGCAGAGCGGCGATGCCTGTCAGAATGGGCTTACTGCATGGCTAGCAAGAAGTTCTTCAAGGATACATGCTTCGAAATGGGCATTCATCCAGAAACCGGGAGACGCCGAAAAGATCGGGCAATTTCGCAAATTTTATCAGCTTTACGCGGTAAGAGTTTGTTGCATAACGATAAAGCGGTTTCAGGGGTGTTGCTCGATGACCCCGAAACAGACTACTTTGCAGATAAGATCACAGACCCGTGCCAAACTGATGGCATCACTTCATGGGCTGACGACGAAGCGTTTCAACCATTCCTTGCCGGAGCCAAACACGATTTCTCGTGGGCTGAAATGCGGAATGAACAAAGACGTCAACGACGGGCAGCAATGCTCAAGAAGCAGGCTGCATAGAGAATGAACCGGAGATTGGAAACCTGTGGGTGCTTCTGTGGTAACATTAAAGCTGAATGTGTAGGGGAGCCGTTTTGGATCAATTATGATCATGACGACGACTGCAGGCGTGCAATAGGAAGTCCCTTAACGATTTGGGTCGGTTATCGTCCTAATCAGTTTCGAGTTCTTACTGGTGAAATGAAATTTTTCTCGAAGACATCGGGCGTAAAAAGGACTTTTTGCGATAACTGCGGATCGTCGATCGCCTACATGGACGACGGGATCAAGGATGAGCTCTATCTCACGATTGGTTTCTTCGATCATCCGGAGCGCTTCAAACCAGTTGCTCACGGTTATTGGCGTTTGAAGTTGCCGTGGATAGAATTCGCCGATGACTTGCCACGGGTGGACGAATATACGCGAAGTCGGGACCCTGAAATAGGCAATCCAAACACCAGATAGCTAGCGCTGGAGAAGCAAACATCCCACCGGTCTCACAAACCCGAGATCGTCGGTTCGAATCCGGCGTGCCGCAACCAAACAGCCCCGGCGTCTAATTGCCGGGGCTGAATATGGATTTAGCGGCAAACCCGTGTTTTACGTACTACGACCCTGCCGTGTTCGCGGTGTTTGACTGTTTTAACATAACAGTCGTGATGGCGGTACATTGAGCGCGCAATAGGGCGGTGATTGTCGCGCTTTACAATAACAGTTGTGCTGGCCGCGAGAGACGGAGCGCTCAATCCAGCTAGAGATGTGATCGTAATGGCAGCAGCTAGGAATATCTTTTTCATTTTTTACCTCTGATGAAGTGACGAATGAAAGAACTACCAGAGGTCGAACTGCGTTCCTGCATTACAAAAATTTAAGGTTTGCAATGAGTTAGCATCGCTAGCTCTTCGGCGCGGCGAAAATAGTGTTAAGTTCGCTCCCCAGAGATGCTGCTTGCTCGGTTGTTCTTGCTTTTGCAGACCTTGGGCTAACTGGTGGCCTCCAGCCATGAGATCCGCCTAGTTCGGCTTTTTAATTCAACAGCGCTTGTCGCAGATCATCCAGCAAGGCGAGCGCCGTGGGACTGGATCGGTCTTTCGCCACTTCCATATAAGCGTGCAACGCTGAGGGGAACTGGCCTCTTTCAAGCGCTCCATTATCTTGCAGGCAAATGACAAGCACCTGAAATGCTGCGGTGGTTGCAGCCATATGGGCGGCAATGACTTCATGATCGGGTGACAGTTCTGACTTCGGCATCGTGCTTCTCCGTTTGTCGAGCACGCTATCATATTTTCAGCAGTCGGCTCATTTCGAGTGTACTTGAAACGTGATACTCTGGGTGCATCTCTTGGAGATGGGACAACAAATGTCGAACACAACACAGATTGCACTCGTTGGGGCCTTGGTCGGGATGGCGTTTAGCTTTCCAAGTGCGATCCACTCACCGACTACCGCGATGACCATGGGAGGATTGATTGGTGGAGCAATGATCGGGGCGATCCTGATGACCATTGCCGGTAAACTTTTGATTCGACCGAAAAAGTAGGGCAATTGAACCCCAATGCCGAAGGTGTGAAACGTACCTTTCCGGGTGGCGATATTTGAACGAGTTGGTGCGTTACATCCAGCGCTGCAACGGCGCCGAGACGACGATAACAACCTCTACAATAGACAGAGATGAAGCGATCCCTGCGCAATGCCGCCGCTTCGGTCGAAGGGCGCAAACCCGCGAGACCATCTGTCAGAAAGCTTCCATCTTTAAGATGAGCGGTGATCGGGAATACGAACGGCTCGAATGGCTTTGGTTACCGAATTGGAGATTTCGAGGATCGATTTCGTTCTACCCATTTTTCTGTGGACGATTTTGCACGCTTTCGAAGTGCTACAGCTGCAATCTCATATTGGAACATTAACAGGGCAGCCCTCCCGTCGTCATCTTGGACTGACCATGTCCGAATAAGGGGACTGGAAAAAATAGCTTGGTATATCTGTTCTTCGGTCATTGCTAGGTTCGCCATGAGGTGAATTACTGACCTCAGTCCGCTTTTTCCTGCGGTTGCGTCGAATTCGCGCTCAAGCCTTAGATAGTCTTCCAGTTCCTTGCGGCGCGTTCGAGCACCCCACACATACTTCAGCCAAACCCAAGCAGCGAATATCGCTGTGAGTATGGCGGCTACGTCAGCAAGCGGACCGATTAAGCTAAATATAGAGAAAGCCGCATCGGTTGCATCGCGAGTTGTCTGGTCCATGGCTCCCCCAAAGCAATCAACCGCGTTCGCGGTTGTAGATCAAGTGAGATGTTATGAGACGAACTACAATCGGGCAAATGCCAAATGGGGACAACGGATGGCTCTCAAGACACTAAAGCCAAGGCTTTGCATGCTCGCCCCACGGCTAAAGCGATATACGCCAGGCGATGAGACAGAGCGCTCACGCTACCGGGATGAAACCCAGGCATGGCGCAAGTGGTACAAGACAGCCAAGTGGCAGAAGCTAAGGATGAAGGTTCTCGTCCGCGATCTGTTCACTTGCCAGATGTGCAAGAGGCTGGAGACCAACACCTCGCAGTTGGTGTGTGACCACAAAGAGCAGCATCATGGTAACGAGGAAGCATTCTGGTCCGGTCCATTCCAGACCCTATGCAAGACCTGTCACGACAGCACCAAGCAGAAGCAGGAGCGTTACGGGCGCTAGTGCGTGTCGAAAGTATTATGCGGTGTCTTTAGGGCCACTGCACAATAGACCTCGAGAATGGCCTGATTGATCGGATCGCATTCCTCAACGTACCGGAAGTCCATCAGCCGGACGCGCACCTTTGCATTTGCGAAATGCTGTCTGAATTCAGGATCGGCCATCTTCATCTTACGGGTGTCAGGACGGTTGAGTGTGTAGCTTCGAGCAGTCCGCCCGCTGCTCTCACAGGCCAGTCGAAAGGCGAATGGAGCTACACCGTCGCCAGAACTTTCTCTACGATGAGCATAGAACCTTTGGGCAATGTTATTGGAACGTCCGACGTATAAGTGATTGTCGCCTTCGGTCATCAGATAAACACCTGCAATCTTAGCCGATCGTGATTTGTCCGACGGGAAGCGGTCACCTCTTATAGGCTGCATAGCCATTAGCTTATCGAACGATAGGACTAGTGATTCAACAGTGCCTCGAAATAGATCATGCATGACATTACCCCCTTCCATAGTGGCAGGGGGGGAGGTCAAAAGTCAAATCCCTCCTTCGGCCTAGACCCGCGTCCCCAGCATTCGCACAATTTTTTTGATGGAGCAGTGATTTTCGGTCATGGCAGGCAATGAGAATTCCGGTCGGGCTCCGTACGAGCCAACTGACGAAGATCGCCAAAAGGCCCGTGTTTTAAGGGCCGTAGGCATGTCGCTGGAGGCAATCGCGGAAGCAATGGACCTCGCTGTGAACACCTTGAAGAAGCATTTTGCTGCCGACATGGAAATTGCGGTTGCGAAAGTGACAGCCGAAATGTGGATGGCCCGTTATGAAGCGGCCAAGCAGATGAAGATTCCGGCGCAAAACAAGATGCTCGATCAGCTTGGCGCTGTGAAGGTTGGGGCAAAACGCGAGCCTGCTGCGCCCAAGCTGGGCAAGAAAGAGCAGCAAAAGATCGCTGCCAAGAAGGTCGGCAACAAGTTTGCGGTGCCAGAAGCGCCACGACTGGTGATCCATAACAAATGAAAGAGTGGTCGACGGCTGTTCCGGATTGGGAACGGCGCATCGTTGCAGGGGAATCATTGATCCCGCTGGAACCGTTGTTCGTCGACGAGGCGGAAGCCGCACTTGAGGTGTTCAAGTCCCTGCGGATTGTTGATGCGCCTGGGCAGCCTACCTTTGGTGAAGCCTGCGAAGAATGGGTGTTCGAGTTCGTAGCGGCGATATTCGGAGCCTATAACCACGATACTGCAACGCGGTTGATCCGTGATTTCTTCCTGCTCATCAGTAAGAAGAACTCGAAATCGACCATTGCCGCGGGGATCATGCTCACGGCGTTGGTCCGGAACTGGCGACATTCAGCGGAATTGCTGATCTTGGCGCCGACGCTGGAAGTAGCGAACAACTCATATAAGCCGGCGGCCGACATGGTTCGCGCGGATCCCGAGTTGAGCGATCTGCTCCATATTCAGGATAACTTTCGCCAGATCACACATCGCTTGACAAAAGCGGTCCTAAAGGTGGTAGCAGCGGACAGCGATACGGTCGGCGGTAAAAAGGCTGCTTTCGTGCTCGTCGACGAACTTTGGCTCTTCGGAAAGAAGCCGAACGCGGATTCGATGTTACGAGAGGCGACTGGCGGGCTGGTCTCTCGGCCGGAAGGATTTGTCATTTACCTGTCGACGCAGTCTGATGCGCCGCCGGCAGGCGTGTTCAAGCAGAAACTGGACTACTTCAGGGATGTGCGGGACGGAATTATCCCCGATCGCAAGAGCCTTGGCGTTCTCTATGAGTTTCCGAAGAAGATGCTGGAGGCGGAAGAATATCTCGATCCGGCAAACTTCTACATCACCAACCCGAATATCGGGCGATCTGTCAGCCAGGAATGGCTCGAGGATGAACTTGTCAAGGAATTGGCCGGTGATGGCGATACCAAGCGGACATATCTCGCCAAGCATCTGAACGTCGAAATCGGAATGAACCTGCGCGCCAACCGATGGGCAGGCGCGGATTTCTGGGAACGGCGGGCTCGCAAGGGTCTCACGCTCGAAAGTGTCCTGCAGCAGTCGGAAGCGGTTGTCGTCGGGATTGACGGCGGCGGTCTTGATGATCTGTTCGGGTTGACGGTCCTCGGGCGCCACAGGGAGACGAAGGTGTGGATGGCTTGGGCCCATGCGTGGTGCCACGAAGGCGTCTTGGAACGGCGAAAAGCAATTGCTGCACGTCTAAAGGACTTCCAGAAGGCCGAGGAACTGACGATCGTCGACGACGAGCTCGCAGACATCTCGGCGATCGTAGAGATCATAGCGGACGTGAAACAGCGCGGTTTGCTCGCTTCGGTCGCGGTCGATCCGGCCGGGCTGGGGGAAATGATCGAGGCTTTGGCCGAAATTGGCGTGACGCAAGAGGATGGGCTGCTGGTCGGCGCTCCGCAGGGTTACGCCATGATGAACGCCATCAAGACCGCAGAGCGCAAGCTGACCAATGGGACGCTGATCCACAGCGGCTCTGCTTTGATGTCTTGGTGTGTCAGCAACCTGAAGATCGAGCCGACCGCGACAGCGATCCGCGCAACGAAACAGAACGCCGGAGACGGCAAGATTGATCCGGTCATGGCTCTATTCGATGCCGTGACGGTGATGAGCAGAAATCCGGAAGTGAAGCGCGAGCCGACCTACCAGATGATCTTTGCCGCTTAGGAGAAACCCAAATGAACCGCGCTTATTCCATCATGACCGTGAAAGCGGTCGATGAAGACCGTCGCGTCATACGCGGCACCGCCACGACACCAAGCCCTGACCGGGTCGGCGATATAGTTGAACCCCTGGGCGTCTCCTTCAAGAACCCCATGCCTCTCCTGTGGCAGCACAAGAACGACAAGCCTGTCGGTCTGGTGAAGTTCGACAAGCCGACAAAGGACGGGATCACGTTCGAAGCCGAGCTTCCGATGATCGAAGAGCCCGGCGCGCTGAAAGATCGTGTCGACGAGGCTTGGCAGTCGGTTAAGGCCGGTCTGGTCGCCGCGGTGTCGATCGGCTTTCGCGCTATCGAATATGCGTTCCTTGATGACGGCGGAATCCGCTTCGTCAAATCCGAGGTCTACGAACTCTCTTTGGTGACGATTCCGGCCAATGCCGATGCCACCATTTCACTGATCAAGTCGATTGATGCCCCAGTGCTCGCCGCGACAGGCAATGAGCCAAAGGACAGTGACCGACCTGTAAAGCCCGGCGCTTCGGGAAAAGTAGTCAAAACCATCACACCAGACCCGAAGAAAGGGAAAGCAATGAAAACCATTGCCGAACAGATCGCTTCTTTTGAAGCAACGCGCGTGGCGAAGGCCGCTCGCATGGAAGAAATCATGGATGCTGCAGCAGACAGCGGTGAGACGCTCGATGCCGAGCAGGAACAGGAATACGACGGTCTTGCCTCTGATGTGAAGTCTGTCGATGCCCACCTGAAACGCCTCCGCGATATGGAGGCACTCAAGGCAACTCAGGCCAAGCCAGTCAACGGGGTGAAAACCACCGAAGACGGCGCGACTGTCCGTTCAGGCACCGTCAAAGCTCCTCGGCAACTCGAAAAGGGCATTGAATTTGCCCAGTTCGCTATCTGCCTTGGCGCCGCGAAGGGCAACCTGATGCAGGCTGAACAGATCGCCAAGTCTCGCTTCGGCGACAACGAGGCACTGAACATCTCGCTGAAGGCTGCTGTGAATGCCGGCACAACCACGGATGCAACCTGGGCCGCTCCGCTCGTCGACACCTATCAGCGCTTTGCTGGTGACTTCGTCGAGTTCCTGCGTCCTCAGACTGTCATTGGTCGCTTCGGTGCAAACGGCATTCCTTCCCTGCGTCGGGTGCCGTTCAACATCTCGATCGTCGGACAGACATCGGGTGGAGCGGGTTACTGGGTAGGTGAAGGCAAACCAAAGCCACTGACCAAGTTTGACTTCAACGAGGTCACACTGCGTTGGGCCAAGGTTGCCAACATCGCGGTCATTACCGAGGAACTGCTGCGTTTCAGCAATCCGTCGGCCGAAGCGCTTGTCCGTGACCAGCTTGCTGCTGCTCTTATTGCCAAGCTAGACGTTGACTTCCTCGATCCTGCGAAGGCTGCCGTGGCCAACGTCTCTCCGGCGTCGATCACGAACGGTGTGACGCCGATCGCATCGAGCGGCAATGACGCTGATGCCATCCGCGCCGATGTTCAGGCTCTCTTTGCCGCGTACATCGCTGCGAATATGACTCCGGCTAGTGGCGTGTGGATCATGTCCGCAACGACTGCTCTCGCGCTGTCGATGCTGACCAATCCTCTTGGCCAGCCTGAGTTCCCCGGCGTTACGATGAACGGAGGCACCTTCTGGGGTATGCCAGTGATCGTCACTGAGTACACTCCAGACGGCTATGTCATCCTCGCGAATGCTTCGGACATCTTCCTAGCCGACGATGGCCAGGTTGTTATCGACGCAAGCCGTGAGGCATCCCTGCAGATGGATGATGCGCCGACCAACGCATCCAATCCAGCAACAGCGACGACGGTTGTCTCGATGTTCCAGACCAACAGCGTCGCAATCCGCGCTGAACGCTGGATCAACTGGCAGAAGCGCCGCCCGCAGGCCGTACAAGTTCTGTCCGGCGTTGCTTGGGGACAGCCAGTCGTTCCGTAAGCAGTAAGCAATGCAAACCCTGGCCGGGGGAAACTCCGGCCAGCTTCTTCAACTGGAGTGATCTCTATGAAAACTGGTAACGGCTACATGACCCGCGCGTTGAAATCGAACGATCCGCGGTACGCGCGGGTTCTTTCAAAGCTGGGCTACAATCGCTCCGACATGGTTGCTGAGAAGGCTACTCCAGCTAAGCCATCCAGCCTTGCTGAGCTCCGCGCTGAATATCAGCGGATTGTCGGCAAGCGTCCCTTCAATGGTTGGGATGCGTCCGAGCTTCGCGCCAAAATCGCTGCCGCCAAAGGAGAATAGTTGATGCGCATCTTTGGCCTGAACATCACGCGCGAAAAGGCGCTCTCCGGCGTCGACAATCGCGGCGGATGGTGGCCGTGGGTACGCGAACCCTTTCCAGGCGCATGGCAGCAGAATGTCGAGATCAAATATGACTCCGTCCTGTCGTATCATGCTGACTTTGCCTGCCGGACGCTGATCGCCTCGGACATTGCCAAACTGCGGATTAAGCTTGTTGCCCAGGATAGCGACGGCATATGGAGTGAGACCAAGAGCGCCGCCTATTCTCCAGTTCTTCGCAAGCCGAATGATTTCCAGAACCGTATTCAATTCATGGAATCCTGGGTTCTGTCGAAGCTGCAGAAAGGCAATGCCTATATTCTCAAACAGCGCGATATGCGCGGTGTGGTGGTCAAACTCTATGTGCTCGATCCGACCCGCACTACGCCGCTCGTTGCGGATGATGGAAGCGTTTTCTACCAGTTGAGCACCGACAATTTGTCTGGTGTTGAGAACGGCGTCATTGTGCCAGCGCGCGAAATCATTCACGACCGGTTCAACTGCTTCTTCCATCCCCTAGTCGGTCTCTCTCCGATCTTTGCCGGCGGGCTTGCTGCCATGCATGGATTGTCAATTCAGAACAGCTCAACAGCCTTCTTCACCAACGGCGCACAACCAAGCGGTATTCTGACCGCCCCCGGTGAGATAGCTCCAGAAACTGCTGACCGCCTTAAAGCCGCATGGAAAGAGAAGTTCACTGGCAAGAACGCCGGCAATGTCGCCATCCTCGGCGACAATCTCAAATACGAGCCCATGACTGCCAAGGCTACGGATTCTCAGCTTATCGAGCAGTTGAAGTGGACTGCCGAGGTGGTTTGCTCCACCTATCACGTGCCGCCTTACAAGATCGGCGTCGGTGCTGTTCCGGCCAATGCAAACGTTCAGGCGCTCAATCTCGAATATTACACGCAGTGCCTGCAAATTCTCATCGAATCCATCGAGCTTTGTCTGGATGAAGGCCTTGGGACTGGCGACGGGCTCGGGACTGAGTTCGACACTGACAATCTGCTCCGCATGGACAGCGTCACCCAGATGGAAGTCCTCGACAAGTCCAAGGGCATCATGACGCCGAATGAACAGCGCAAGAGGCTTGATCTGAAGCCAAAATCCGGTGGCGATAGCCCGATGCTTCAGCAACAGAATTTCTCGCTGGAGGCGTTGGCAAAGCGCGATGCGCAGGCCGATCCATTCGGCAAGGATACATCCGCATCGGTTGATGCTGTAGCGGCGGCCGAAGCAGAGGCAGCAGCGGCCAATGACAACGCTCAGAAGCTCGCTGCACTTAATGAATTGCAGAAGGGACTTTCCTGATGGACGGTAAAGCTTTTGGCGCCGAGATGGTCGAAATCGTCAAGGGCTATGTCGATAAGGCGGTGACCCCGCTTTTGGTACGGATCGATCACTTGGAGAAGCGCTTTGAGGGTCTGCCCAAACCACGAGACGGTAAAGATGCGGATTTAACTGAAGTTCGATCGCTTATCTCGGATCAGATCGGTGAACTAAAATCTGCGATTGAGGCTATAGGCCCGATTCCAGAGTTGCCCGATATTTCCGCAATGATCGACGCGACTATTGATTGTCGTCTATCGGTCGACGACCGGGACAAGAGCGTCGAGGATGTGGTGCGCATGGTGATAGCTGAAATTCCGGCTCCCAGGGATGGGATTGATGGCAAGGATGCCGACCCACAACTTATCAAGGAGTTGGTCAAAGACGCTGTTGCGGCAATTCCAGCACCACAAGACGGCAAGAGCATTATCATTGAGGATGTTACACCGCTGATAGTCGCCGAGGTCGAGAAGCGCGTCAATGAAATACCTGCGCCGAAAGACGGTGTTGATGGCAAGGATGGCCGCGACGGAGTTGACGGCAAAGACGGCTTGCCCGGAGAAAAAGGCATTGACGGAGTCGACGGCAAGGACGGTGTCGGACTTGCTGGTGCCTTGATCGATCGTTCCGGTGAATTAGTTGTGACGCTAACCAATGGCGAGACAAGGAACCTCGGTCCTGTAGTCGGTAAGGATGTCGATCAAGATTTGCTTTTAAAGACCATTGAAGAGAACGTCGCCGCCCTGCCCAAACCCAAGGATGGAATGGACGGTCTCGGATTCGATGACTTCGACGCGACATTCGATGGCGAAAAGACCGTCACGCTGTCATTCAAACAAGGGGAACGGGTCAAGGCGTTCGATTTCATATTGCCGGTCATGGTTTACCGCGGCGTGTTCAAGGAAGGTGAGAAATACACCACTGGCGATACAGTCACATGGGGCGGTTCGCTCTGGCACTGTGGCGAGGACACAACCGACAAACCAGAGACAACGAAGGCCTGGACGCTGGCCGCCAAGCGCGGCCGGGATGGCAAGGATGGCAAGCCGGGCGAGAAGGGGATCGAGGGTCCAAAAGGCAAAGATGGCCGCGACCTTACTCAACTCGGACCTGATGGGAGCAAATGGTGATGGTTGATCTTGCCACCATAGAAAAGGTTAAGCAGGGATTGCGCATCCTCCCCGAGGAAACAGATGACGACGAATTGTTGGAATTGCTGATCAAAGCGGCGTCCGATCGCATCGCCGGCTATATAAAAACGGACATACCAGATCCCGTTCCTGATTCCATACAAGTCGCGACAATCATGCTGGTCGGATATTTGTTTCGCAATCCTGACAGCGATCCCGACAAGGACTTTGATCTTGGCACCCTGCCATATCCAGTCACGTCACTGATCTATCATCTTCGCGATCCGGCTTTAGCTTAACCGCTCCCCTATACAAGGCATCCATTCATGGCGAAAAAAACCAGTGCCGGCCAGCTTTTCTACAAAGTGGCATTTGATGAGCGCCAGGATGCCGACGATGGGTTTGGCAATACTGTCAGCACGTGGGTTGAGAAATTCGTTTGTCGGGCCGGTTACACGCATCTGCGGGGCGGCGAGGCAGTCATAGCCGCTCGTCTGGACGGCAAACATACCCAGATTATCACTGTCAGGGTGAGTGCCCTGTCTAAAGCTGTTACGACTGACTATCGAGCTCGCGATGTGAGAACGGGAGAAAACTTCAACATTCGCGACATCACCCCAAACCTTGATCGCCAATTCATCGACTTCCTGCTCGAAAGCGGTGTTGCAGATGGTTGATGGCGTACCTCAGCTTAACAAGTTGCTGATGAAGACGGTCCCCGAGCGCGTCAAGAAGGCTGCCCGCACAGCAATGGAAAAGGGCGCCGACGAACTTGTCGACATGATGAAATCTCTTGTTCCTGTCGATCAAGGCGATTTGCGCGACAGCATCGGTTGGACATATGGCAAGGCACCGAAAGGCTCACGTGTGATTGCCAAGAGCGATCCAGAGTCTGGAGAAGCTATTACGATCTACGCCGGCAGCGACAAGGCTTACTACGCTGCTTGGATTGAGTTCGGCACCGTCAAAATGGCGCAGCACCCGTATTTCTTCCCCTCTTGGCGCACATTGAAGCCACGCATTCGTAGCCGCATCACCCGAGAAATCAGCAAGGCAATCAAAGCGAGTTCGCAAGAATGACCATCGGCCAAGACCTGCAGAAGCTTTTGCTGGATACCCTTAAAGCAAATGCTGGCGTCATGGCACTTGTAAATGGTGTCTGGGACAATCCGCCAGCTGATACCGTTCGATGGGCCACACCCAAGGCAGCTTACATCTCGTTTGGTGCAACGGATATCAATGACGACTATGCCGAGTGCATCGATGGCGAAACCCATACAATCCAGGTTGATATCTGGTCCCGCACCGTCGGTACGGTTGGCTGTAAACAGATCGTAGACGTTGTTCGCAAGCTGTTGAAGCGCGCACCGCTCCAGCTAAATGAAAACGCTCTTGTAGAAATCAACATCCCCCTGACGCGCGTGTTCAAAGATCCCGATGGTTTGACGACCCACGGCGTCCTTCAAGTAGAAATTATGGTGGAGATAGCATGATGGCTTGGATGATAGCGAAGCGAGAGATTAACTGGACCCGCCCTGGCAGCGTCATTACTTTTCAGGTCTTGCCATCCTCAGAACCACAGCCGGGGCCAAGAGACTTTGTTGATTATTGCGTGTCGAAGGGGTGGGCTGAAGAAGCGGAAGCCCCAAACCGCGAAGAGAAACGTGCTCTGACGGGCCGTAAGCGGGCCGAATAAGCCCTTCCCCACAAACTGAAACTTAATGGCTGGATTGTCTCCGGCCTGTTTTTCTATGGAGAAAACCAATGGCCGTAGCAGCTTTAACAGCCACCTTCGCGCAGTTCGTAGTTGAGGTCCAAACCGATGTTGGCCCTCCGATAGTCTGGACCAAGATTTGCGGCATTACTACCCGCGGTATCAATCGCACTAGCAACATGCAGACGTCCGAAGTTCCCTACTGCGATGATGAAACGCTTCCTTCGGCCTTGGAACGAGCCGTTCAGTCGCAGGAAGTTACGATTTCAGGTAATGGCGTCTGGGCTGCCCAAAGTCATGAGATGATGCTCGATTGGTGGTATTCGGGCCAGACCAAGATCATCCGCGTTCAACACGTCAATGCTGCCGTGGGGGACACAGAGTATGAAACCGGCAATGCCTATCTGGTATCACTGAATAACCAGGGTGAAAAAGGTCAGAAGAAAACCGCTGAACTGGAGATCCAGTTTGACGGCATCCCAACACGCACCGCCAAGGCCGCGTAATCATGCGGTCAGCTAAGGATTTGGTGTGGCCGGGCGGGGAACATTCCTTCCTGCTCGGCATAGGGGAGCTTCGCGCGCTCGAACAACGAACTGGCGTCGGATCGTTCGTTTCAATGACCCGGCTGCTCACGACCCAGTGGCACATTGACGATGTTGTTGCGACGATCCGTTTGGGCCTGATCGGCGCGGGCATGCGCGAGGCAGAAGCAAAGACAGTGCTCGATAAGGCACTTGACCTTGCCAGTCCGTACAAGCTCGCGATCACCGCGGCGGCAATCCTAGATCACTCAATCATGTGGGATGAGGTTGACGCGCCGGGGGAGCTAGCGGGGGAGACGGAAGAGACCCGCTCCCCAACGGACTGACCCGCTGGTCTGATTACTACGCCGGCGGAACTGCTATGGGCTTCACCCCGCGAGAAGTCGACGACATGACCCTTTGGGAATTCGCGCATTGCATGGAAGGGTTCAGGCTCTCCAAAGGCGTCGAAGATACCCCTCCCGAAATGGACGACAGCAGGCTCGCTGAGCTTGGCATCGTCGGATTCTAACAGGAACCCCACAATGGCCGATGCAACCGAAGCACGCCTCCTGGTGCGCGTTGAAGCGACGCAAGCCAAGATGGAAAAGCAGATGGCAGCGATAGCTGCGTCCGCTGCCCGGCAGGCAAAGGCCACTGAAGATTCCTTCAAATCCGCCAATGACAATATCGGCAAGAGTTTCCAGAAGGGCAGCAAGGCTGCTGTTCAATCTCTAGGTGCGCAGCGTGCCGCTGTTTCCAACCTGTCATTCCAGTTGAATGATATAGCCATGGGCTTGGCGTCTGGAACGTCACCATTCACAATCATGGTGCAACAGGGCAGCCAGGTCTCTCAGGTATTACAGGGGAGCGGTGGTCTTGTCGGAGCAGTCAAGACCCTCGGCGGCGCGTTCACTCAGATGGTCAATCCAGTGTCGTTGGCCTCTTTTGCCTTGATCGGACTTGCTGGCATTGCCGTCCAGTACTTCACAAAGATGCTTGGCGATAGTTCCGAAGCGGAGGAGACGCTGAAAGAGCAAGCCAAGCTTATCGACAAGGTTGCTGAAAAGTGGGGCGATGCTCTGCCTGCGCTCAAAAAGTATAATGATGAGCGCAAGCGTCTGGCGGACGAGTCGGACATAAAGACGGCGTCGGAGGCGGTAGCCCAGGGTGAGTTCACCAACATCCGCAAGGTAATCGGCAATGTTCGTGCTGAGATTGGCGCCCTCGTTATCGATCTGAAAGGCGCAGGCGCCGAGGACAATGACGTCATCCGCTTGCAGAAGGCGTTCAACACCCTGTTCGAGCAGGTCGAGACTGGCCACGCCGACATCGAGCAGCTGCGCAAGGTGCAGGATGCTCTAAATACGCTGTTCCAAAATACCGGCGTTCCGGCAGTAGATGCGATGGCGAAGTCTGTTGGCGGACTTGCCGACGAACTTGAGCGCGCGATCGACGCCGCCTCGTCGACACGCTTCCAGAGCGCGATAAGGGATTTTTACAAGCAGAATCCACTCGGCACGCTGACCCCATTGCAATCGGGCGGCGGTCAGTTCCTTAACCCTGACCAGATGAACACCTTCAACGCCAATCAGGGCGATCTTCAGGCGGCCGGATCGTCTGCGGCCGCGCAGCTGATCAAGGGTTTTGAAGGATTTATCACCAATGCCAAATGGGACAAAAATGCATTCCGCGTCGGGTTCGGCAGCGATACGACGACGCGCGCCAATGGTCAGATCGAAAAGGTCACCAAGGATACGGTCGTCACGATCGACGATGCGCAGCGCGATCTTTCCCGCCGTATCCTTGAATTCCAGAGCGGCATCCAAAAGGCGATCGGTATTGACACATGGAAGAGCCTGAGCGATGCGCAGCAAGCCGCTCTGACTTCCATCGCCTATAATTACGGCAGTCTCCCAAAGTCAATCGTCGCGGCGATCGAGGGCGGGGGCGGCCCGGAAATTGTGGCGAAGGCGATCGCCTCTCTCACTGCGAATCCCGACCGTCGCAAGCAGGAAGCCGAGACGTTTCTGTCGGGCACTGGCATTTCCATGTCAGATGCCGGTTTGACGCCTTCGAAGAAGAAGACGCCAGACGATATCTTCGCAGGCAACATCGCCCAGGTACAGAAGCGTATCGATGTTCTCAATGCCGAGTATGCCGCGCAGGCCAAACTCAATCCGCTGATAGACGACTATGGTTACGCCGTGGAGAAAGCGCGGATCGAGCAGCAGCTGCTCTCGGATGCGCAGAAGGCTGGTTTGACCATCACGCCGGACCTGGCTGCCAAGATCGGCACGCTCGCCGAGAACTACGCCAAGACCACGGCGGCAAGCGGCATCCTGACAGAGAAGAACCAGAAGCTTGCAGAATCCATGCAGGCAGCATCTTCGTTCGGCAAGGATTTGCTCGGCGGCTTCATCAGTGATTTGCAGAATGGCAAGTCTGCATCGGAAGCATTGGCCGGCGCACTCAGCAAGGTTGGCGACAAGCTGCTTGAAATCTCGCTGAATGCGTTGTTCGACGGCAACAAACCCGGATCAGGCGGCGGTCTGCTCGGCGGGATATTCGGCAGCATCGGCAAAGTTCTTGGCTTCGACGAGGGTGGTTACACCGGCCCGGGCGGAAAGAACCAGCCTGCCGGCGTTGTCCACAAGGGCGAGTATGTTTTCGACAAGCGGGCAACTGATCGCATCGGCGTGAAGAACCTTGCACGCCTGCAAAAGGGATATGCCAGTGGTGGTTTTGTCGGCGCGGCAACGCCTACCATTTCCGCACCTTCCATTCCCCAAAGTCGTCAACCGCAAGCGGGCATTGCCGGTGTGAAAGTTTATGTCGACGAGAATGGCAACTGGCAAGCGAAGGTCATGGGAATTGCGCGACAAGAAGCCGCCGGCGTAACGCGGACGGGAATTAGCCAATACGACAGACAACTCGATCGCAGCTTTGGCTCGCGCATGTCGCGGGCGCAGGGGAGGCAACTTTGATGAAAATTTGCGTGTTGGCCATAGTCTTGGTTCTCTCCGGCTGCGCAGGTCTCGCGAAGCGCATTGTGCTCTCGCAGAACACGCGCGGCGTCTGCACGGTCACCGATCGCATCGAAGGCTATTGCTGATGGCTGATTCAATCGTATGGCCCTGCAATGTGCTCAAGCCACGCAACCGTCAGGTTGATCCCGCCTATCGGTCGGTTTCAGGTGGCGTTGCGGTGAATGGGTTCTCGCAAGTTGTTGCCTCCGATGCCGGCATATGGAAGGCAACGTTTGATACCATCTGGATCAGAAACGCCGACCAGGTGAAGACGTGGCGGGCACTTCGCAACCATGCCGAGGGTCGTCTCAACCCATTGACGATTTGCGTTTGTGAGGGATCAAGGCGACCATTGGCGGATGGCGTTAGTCCGTCCGATATTGGCCAGGATGTCCCTCATTCGGATGATGCGTTCTTTTCGGATGGATCGGGCTATTTGTCGAGTTGGACCTTCGTATCAACCTCTGCATCGGCGCAGCTCAGGGCAACCTCGCTTTCGTTGTTGAAGGAGATATCGGCACCTTTGGAGCCGTCGCAATTGTTTTCGATCGGGGATCGCCTCTACGAGATCAAGAAGGTGGTCAGCCAGGACGACACCACGGCGTCCATCAAGATTTGGCCACCGCTTCGCGAATTTGTTGGCCTTGGCGCGCAACTGAATTTTGACCGTCCCGTGCTTCGTGTACGCCTTGCGACTGATGAGGAGATGGATTTGCCGCTCGAGCTCAATCGTTTTGCCAGTCGCACTGTAAACTTTCTTGAGGACCTGTGATGGATTTCTTCACACCCGAGCAGGTTTCTGCGCTGTCAGGTCAAACAGTTCGCTGCGACCTTCTCACAAGGTTCGATTTCCGAAGCAAGACCGTGAGAGTTTGGAACGGCAATACCAAACTGATGTCCGGGGGGTACGAGTGGACCGCGCTAATGGGTACCGGCACAATTGAGGGCCTTGGTTATTCCGGCGGGGATGCTTCCGAGAGTGTGACGTTCTCTCTGCCCGGTATTCCAACCGACCGGCTGGACCTTTTGGCTCAGGCTCTCGACGAGACGCCAGAAGCAGACCAGCAACTGGTAACCGTCTATCTGCAACTCTTCGATGAGGATTGGCAGCCTGTCGGCTCTCCCATCGGCATTTGGTGGGGCTTCATGCAGCCGCCAAAGGTATCTCGCGAGCCGATCACTGGTCTCGATGGTCCGGCGCAAAGGATAACGCTGATCGCGGAGAATGCTTTCTTCAACCGGTCCCGTCCTCCATTCGGAAGGTTTACGGATCGCGATCAGCAGAAGCGTTTTCCCGGAGACAGGTTCTTTCAGTTTACTTCCGCACTGTTGTTCAAGACCTGGACATATCCGGACTACTGACCATGGCAAATCTTGTGGACTTCATCGCATCAGAAAGCCGCAAGGCATTCCGGTGGGGAGAGACAGATTGTTGCGCGACTGCCGATCGGTGGGTGGGGCAGGTGCTTGGCTACTCACCTTTGGTCAGGTTTGGACGGCTGCACAAGTCCGAGCAGGAAGCCCGTCAGTGGCTTTCCGAGCCGGGTGGTATCGCAGTGGCCGTAAATCGCGTGATGCGTGCTGCTGGCCTTGTGAAAACAGGCGAACCATCTGCTGGCGACATCGCCTTGATTCTGCATCACGGCAAAGCCTGCGTGGCCATCCACACCGGGGAATTCTGGTTCAGCCGCGATGAGTCCGGTCTCATTGGCGAGCAGCTATCCTGCCGCATACTCAAAGCATGGAAGATCGCCTGAATGCCAGGATTAATCGAAAGTTTCGTGCTGACCGCGTTGACGTCTGCGGGTCTCGGTGCCGCCGGTCTGGCGGTTGCTGTACCGGCAATCGCTGGCGTGATTGGGATAGGCCTGAGTGTCGGTATCAGCTATCTGTCGGCTTCGTTGTTCAAGCCATCGGCGCCAAAGCCGGAGGATGTGCAGCAATCGCTTCGCCAGCCGACGCCACCGCGTTACCGGCATTATGGCCGCGTGAAAATATCTGGAGCGTGGGTTTTTGGCGAAGCAAATCAAGGGAACTTTTATAAGGTTCTCGCGCTCGGGCAGGGGCCTTTAGACGCGATCGAGGAATACTGGATTGATGACAACTTCGTCGTCGTTCAACCAGATGGAACGGTTCTTACCGATCCATATTTCAGCAAGGTCAAGATCGAGGCGCGCTTAGGTTTCCCGAGTCAGACGCACTATTCCAACCTTTCAGCAGTGTTTCCCGCCTGGACCGCTCAACACGTTGGTAATGGTGTAGCTTCGCTTTTTGCAACACAGCTCGCCACCAAAAGTCAGGATTATCTGGAGAAGTTTCCGAACGGGATCAACACCAGCTACCGCATCGTCGCCCGTGCATCAAAAGTGTATGACGTGCGTTCCGGGAACACTCCTTGGAGCGACAACGCGGCCTTGATCATCAGGGACTATATGACCCACGCCGACGGCATGCGGTTTCCGACATCGATGACCGATACGCCTCTTGCTATAGCTGGCTGGCAGGCAATGGCCAATTTAGCGGACGAGCCCATCAACCTGAAGGCAGGTGGAACAGAAGCACGCTATCGACTGTGGGGGTCCTATAAGCTTGAAGAGCGACCCGCCGATGTTCTGGGGCGCCTATTGGCGTGCTGTGACGGCCGTCTTCTGCCAACTCCAGATGGCGGACTAACCCTCGACATTGGAGTGTGGGAAGAACCTTCAGTCATCATCGACGAAACAGTCATTACTGGTTTTTCAGACTTAAGCCGGGGGAAGGATATTCTCACCACGGCAAACACGGTGAGGGCGACATATCTCGACCCTACGCAGGACTATCAGGCCGCTGATGCCGATCCGTGGGTTGATGCCGAGGATGTCTCGCTTAGGGGAGAGATCGCGACGGACATTAGCCTGGTGATGGCTCCCTCACATTCTCAAGCACGGCGTTTGATGAAAATTGCTGCTTATCGTTCCAATCCGGAATGGGTTGGGGAGTTTAGTTGCAATCTGAAGGCTCTGGCGGCTTTCGGAAAGCGCCTGCTCAGAATCCGTTATCCCCTGTTCGGGATCGATAGCGTCTTTGAATTGCAAGACTTCCAGTTTGTGATCGGCGACGGCGGCATTCTACAGGGCGTCACATTGCAAGTTCAGTCCTTGCCGCAAGCATCATCGGAATGGGACGCCGATCAGGAAGAAGGAGACGCGCCGGTTTCGGACGACAGCGACGGCGACAATGAAATTCCATTGCCAACGGATTTCGATGTTACCATTCAGCGCAAGACGATCAGCGGGCAACTGGTTCCCTATGCCCGCTTGTCGTTTGACCTTCCCCCATCGGAAGCGTTGAAGGTCCAAGCCGAGGGAAAGCGAACCGTTGATACCGACTGGACGACGATCGCGGTCTCTGATGGCTCTACCACGGCGGACAGTTTTATCCTTTCCGATGGCGAAACATATGAGTTTCGTATCCGGCACGTCACGATCGCGCAGCGGCAAGGGGATTGGACGACGCCAATCACCATTACTGCGGTGGCCGACACGACCGCGCCCGGCGTGGTTACATCGGCAGCGGCTGTCGGCGGATCAGGCTCTGCATCTATCAGTTGGGTCGCACCAAACAGTGCAAACTATTATGCCGCAAATGTTTATCGAAACACGACCAACAACCTGGGCACGGCAATCCTCGTCAGAACCGAATTCGGTGCGCCTTCAACTGCCGATAGTTGGGTGAATACAGGCCTTGCGACGGGAACTTATTTCTACTGGATCAAGTCCCGTAATCCGTCTGGCATTGAGAGTGCCGCCGCCGCCACGGGATCTGTGAGCGTTACCTAAAAGCCAAAATCCGAACCGCAGATGACAACCTGCCACGCCTCACCGCGCGGGGCGAAACCTATTGGAAAATGCAAACATGGCCGTAAAATCATTCAACGAAATCTTCCGCGATTTTGAAACTGATGGAGTGCCAGCTTCCGGCGCGCATAAACCTATAAAGGAGGACATCCGAGACTCGTTGGAGGATTTGCGATCCAAGGGAGTTGCGAAAGCCGCCGACAGGGCGGCCGTGAAATTGCTGGATGTCTCGAAATATACGGTCGTCTTTCTTGAGGAGAATGGACGCGAGGCATGGTTCGAGTGGAATGCAACCGTTCCAATTGTCACCCATCAGGCCGACACGAACGAATATACCTACATCGCGCCGAACGCTGCGGCGATCGGCGCGTTCGTACGCCGTTCTGGTGCCTTCGTAGGTAGATTTCCAACGCCCGCTCTGCGAACGATTGAAGAGAAGCTTTGGGACCGGCCTGACCTTCGCGACTGGATCGGCGTGGATGTGACTGACACCAACGATAATGCCTCCATATTGCAGGCTGCTGTTGACCAAGTGGCGTCTTCCAATGCGGGTACTTTGCACCTCCCGGCAGGCAAACTGGCACTTGGAAGCACGGTTGTCCTTGGAGAGACCTACATTGAGGGTGAGGGCCACGGCGGCGGTGCCTACAGCAGCAAGCCTACCTGGCTGCACATTGGGCATCTAGGTAAAGGCCTTCACATCAACACCAACATCGGTGCGCGTGGTCTCCGCAACCTTGGGACCTATCGTTCGCAGAATGCCCCCGGACCCGGATTCGTGCCAATCGCTGCCGATTACGATATCTTCATCGAAGGTGGGCAGGACATCACCATTGAGAACTTCACTATGCTTAATGCCACCCGGGGCATCAACATTGTAGGCAAGACTGCTGGTGCCGTGGCTTGTGGTCGTATCAATCTGAGGAACATCAAGGGCCAGCCCATGCTTGAGGGCATCCGTGCAACCCACTGCACCGATGTGCTCTACCTGGATGAAATCCACTTCTGGCCGCTGTGGAATGCCCAAGTTGAAACTCAAGCCTATGTCCGCAACAACGGCCAGGGCATGATCCTTGGTCGCGTGGATAATCCAATGCTCGGTCGAGTTTTTGTATTTGGCTACTCGCGCGGCATGGCAATGATCAATCAGCCGGCTGTGGGCTCACTGCCTACGGGTAACGTTGGAAGACTTCGTTGCTCTACCTTCGATGCTGACAACTGCGGTGTGGCCGTGCAGGTAGCAGCTGGTGCCAACGGTGTCACTGCTTCCTTTGGTGTGATCGATGCTGCAAGCGATCCTAATCCGGGCGGCATCATCGCGACTGAACCTTTCGTATGGTGCCAGGGACAAGGGGCGCTCATCGACATCGGCACGCTCTCGGGTTACTACAATAATAGCGCGATGGTTTCATGCGACGACACGGGTAACATCGTAACTATCGCGCGCTCCGAAAGTCTCGGAATTGATTTCGACGGTGGTGGTACTCCTGAGTTCAATGCTGCTGCTGGGTCTCGCATCGATATCCTGTCCAAGCCCAAGACAAGTTCTTCTGTCCTCTTCGGCGGTGCCGGCTACATGACAATTGCTGGCGCCATCCGTGCAACAGCCACGTGGGACCCCGGCTCTTGCCCGGACAATACATCGGTCAGCACCACAATAAGTGTACCCGGGGCGGTGCAGGGCGATCCAGTATCGGTGGCGCTTTCTTCGTTGCTCACCGGTGCTTGGGTAATGTCGGCCAATGTCACCTCCGCCAACACTGTCACAGTGACGCTGTTTAACCGGACGGGCGGGACAGTCGATCTCACAGCAGGAACGCTGCGGGTCATGGTGCACAAAACCTTGTAGAGCTTTGGTGCTCCTGCTGAAGGCATCTCATTTTCCTTGCCGCTTCCAGTTTATGCAGCTAGAAGCGGGCTCCAATATGAGCGGATGCGGAATGAACGAAAAAGTACAACTGATCATATTCGACATGCGATGCCTGCAGGACTCGTCGTATAAATACCGCGGTGTCGGCAGACTTTCTGCAAATTTGGTCCGTTCCGTGAACCGTCTGACCAAACACCACAAGATTACAACGCTTGGTCTCGTTGACGCATCAATGCCGCCCCTCGAAGCCAATTTTCGATCACTCGTTGATGACGTTTGCGATAATGCATACGTTACCTTGGACAAGGGGCCATCGGCTTTCATCGAACTATCACCTATGACGCACGATCCGCTGTTCGTAGCGCGAATTGTCAATGACGTTGATATTCTCAAAATAGCGATTGTCTACGACTTCATTCCGTTGTTGAAGCCGGAGCGTTATCTACCGAAGCCATCGGATCGGCTGCATTACAACTCTCAGATGATGTGGCTCGAGCGTTACGATCATTTCTATCCGATCTCGCAGTACAGCGCGGATGAACTGCAGCGAATTTTAGGAATCGATACAAAGCGCATCACCAACACCTCTGCTCCGGTAGATAGCGCGTTTGAGAACGTCTACGCCTCCCGGCGACGGGAGCAGCTACCCAAGTCTTATGTTCTTGCATGCGGCGGTGCTGAGCCGAGAAAAAATATCGAATGTCCGATAAAGGCACACGCGAGAAGCCGCACCCTGCAGGATGGGATGATCGCGCTGGTGGTTACCGGGAACTACCATTCCGAGTGGCAAGCGAGCTTACGTAATCTCTATATTCAATATGGGGGCAAGCCGGAGCTTATCTATTTCACGGGATTTGTTGATGAGGCCGATCTCGTCGCAATTTATCGCGGAGCTATCTGCGCGGTTGTTGCTGCACACATGGAAGGGTTTTCGCTTCCCGTAGTAGAGGCCATGGCAGCCGGTGTTCCAGTGGTAACGTCTGCAATTCCCGCCCACGTTGAACTTGTTGAACGCGACGATCTGATGTTCTCGGCAGACGATTTCGAAGAGGCAAGGGCGAAGGTAGAGAGGTTGGTTACGGATCCGGCTTACCACTCGGCGATTGTCGAGGATCAATCGACGCGTTGGCAGCGGTTTCGAGCAGACAATATCGCGGAGAACTTTTGGTCATCAGTGGACGGGTTGCTCCAAGGCCAGAAAAAGGTGGCGGTATCTTACGTCAATCGGGGCGCTAGGCCCAAGATTGCGTTTCTCAGTCCTCTGCCACCAGATCGTTCGGGGGTAGCGGACTATTCCGCGGCAACAATCAAAGAACTGGGCAAGCTTGTCGACCTGGATGTTTACGCACGAGGCACTCCAGCAGCCAAGCCGGAAGGTGCCAATGGAGCTTACGCTATATCGGCTGTTCCTTTCGTATCGTCCGAATATGACAAGGTAATCGGAGTTGTTGGCAATTCCCATTTTCACCTTGAAATATTCAACTTCCTGCTTCGTTACGGCGGCGTCTGCATCGAGCACGACAATCGCCTGCTCAGCTTCTATCGAATACTGCTTGGGAAGGAACGTGCTCAGGAAGTCGCGCAGAGGGAGTTGGGGCGTCCCGTAAGTGGCGAGGAAATTGATAGATGGATGAGCGACGAGTCATTGCTAGAGGCAACGTTCCTCGGAGAACTCGCAACAGCTTCGTCGCAGCTTTTCCTACATTCACAAGTGACGACTGATATCGTCAATGCAAGGCTGAATGCTGGAGCGGTTCACCTGCCATTTTCCATCTATCGACCATGGACAACTGATCCGCTTGATCGAAGTGCCAAGAGAAGAGCCAGGGAAAGGCTCGGCTTCGGGGAAGATGAGTTCGCCATAGCCACGTTTGGGTATGTTCATTCCAACAAAGCAGCTGAAGAGTGTATCTGGGCGATCGACCTTCTTCGTAGCTGGAATATACCGGCCAAGCTTTATTTCGTCGGTGGTTGGGCGATGGAACACACAGGTTTTCTGAATCTACGCAAGCAGCTCGGTCTAGAGGAACATGTGCAGTTTGTTGCTGAATACACCAGCGATACGCAATATCGCGACTACCTCATGGCTGCCGACGCTGGTATTCAGCTACGCACGCATTTTCTGGGCGGTCTGTCTGGTGCGCTACTCGACTGCATTGCTGCTGGTCTTCCAACGGTTGCTAATGATGATCTAGCCGAAGCGATGGATGCACCTTCATATGTTCTCCGTATTCCCGATCATCCGAGCCCCGTGCTTCTAGCTGAAGCTTTGGCGCAGATATCGGATGGTATTCGCGATCGGACCAAACTTGCTAAGGTTCGGCGTCTGTACTGCGATGAACATAGCTTCAAGCGCTATTCGGAATTGCTATGTCAATCGCTGGGATTGGATGTAACGGGTGGGTCGAGCGCGACGATCAGGGAAATCGCATCGTGAGCCGGGCACCAGTGTTTATTGACCTAACGATGCTCACCGTGCACCCGATACACAGCGGTATCCAGAGGGTAGAACGAGAGATTATACGCCATTGGACGGGACCGGCCGATTTGATCCCTTGCCGTTTCGATAACCCAACCGAAACCTTTATCGAACTGCCAGACACAATATTGCAGGAGATTAGGGAGGGGAGGGACGAAGATGAAGAACGCGAACGTTTGGCCCTTCTTTTGCCCGGCAAAGGACCGATCGCAAATAACGAACTTGCGAAAAACCTTTTCAATCCCGAGGTTTTCTTCGATCCGGTTCGTTTAAATGCATATCGAGATTTGGCACTGGCACCCCAGTCTCGGCTTGCGTGGCTCGCGTATGATTTTATTCCGTTTTTGCAGCCGCAATATTGGCCATGCCGGACTACGGAAAAGTTGATGCACTATGTTCGCGCGCTTCAGCACGTTCCGAGGGTATCTTTCATCAGCGAAGCAACTCGGAGTGCCTACGTCGAGAGAATCATTCGGTCGGCGGATCGAGCTGGGCCGGCCTTTCCATTGGGAGGCGACGGCTATGGAATGTCGAAACTTCCGTTCGATCCAACAAAACGAATGTTCACCTTCGTAGGGACACTTGAGCCGCGGAAGAACGTAGCAGCGATCATGTTGGCTTTCGAGAGCTTGTGGGACGCTGGGGTTGATGCGTCGCTGACGATCATCGGTCGTACCGACGTTCACGCGCCTGATGAAGCGGCGATGCTTGAACGAATAAGCGGCAGGCCGCTGTTTCAACATTTTGGCCATGGCACCGATGATTTGGTCCGAAAGGCCCTCTCCAGTTCAAGGGCCACCATCTTTGTGAGTTCTGTGGAAGGTTTTGGCATCCCACCGTATGAAAGCCTCTTTGCGGGAATTCCGGTTATCGCTTCGAAGGGAATACCCAGTCTTGACCTGCTTCCACCCGGCGGGAGACTGACGATTGATGATTCCAAACCAGAAACGATTGCAAACGCTGTTCGCCAGATGCTTGATGACAAGTTTGCCAAAACTATGTGGAAGCAAGCCGATAGTCTCGATATTCCGACTTGGCGAGGATTTGTGGAAAATCTCGCTGCCTGGGTTCAAGATAAATGATCGACCGCGGGATTCGGCTTGGCTGGCGAAGTGAAGGTACGGGAGAAGATAATGGGTAGTGATGCAGCGCCACCGCTCGCGACAGCAACAATGTTGAGCTTCGCTCAAAATCGTGAAGATGTTATCCTGAACCGGGTGTTCAGGGACGTCAAAGAAGGCTTTTACATTGATATTGGCGCATATCATCCAACCGTGGCCTCTGTCACCAGGGCGTTTTATGATCGTGGATGGAGCGGCGTCAATGTCGAACCGGGTTCAGTTTTTGATGAGCTGGAACGCGCGCGACCACGCGATATAAATCTGAAGGCCGCGGTCGTGGACTATGACGGGGAAATAAGTTTTCGCGAGAACCCGGACGATCCGGGCATGTCTCTGGTGATGTCGGAGGATCTTGACGTTCCGGCCGATCAGGTAAACCATGTCCCCGCGCTGACGTTAGACAGTTTGGTTGCCAAATACGCCCAAGGCAGGACGATAAATTTCCTCAAGATCGACGCGGAGGGGGCAGAGGCTGCGATCATCCGTTCAACAAACTGGAAGATCACTCGACCGCAAGTTTTGGTGATCGAGGCAACGGCGCCATGGTCTAACCGTCTTGTCAACCAAGACTGGGAGCCAACTCTTCTCTCCAACGATTATATTCGTGCATTTTTCGATGGCATCAATGTTTTCTACTTAAGGAAAGAAGACAAAGCGCTTTTGTCGCACTTCAAAATGCCGTTGAATGTACTTGATAACTATGGGGTTTTCGACCGAGACGCGGAGCGGGTGCGAGGGGAAAATACCGAACTGAAGGAATCTTTGAGACAAAAATCTTACGAGAACGCAACGCTCGTCGAACGACTAGCTGCCGCTGATGCGAAATCAGACCACCTGGCGGCATCCCTCGATCTTTCCCGGAGCGAGGTTTCTCGGCTCATATTCAAGTCTGCGGAATTGCAAAGATCAACCGACGCTTTGGCGGCGCGCGCAGGTCAATACGACAATCTTATCACCCAATTGCGCGATCCGAGTGGTCCTCGTGCGCTGCGGATGGTTCTTCCTCTGGCGCGCATCATAAGAAAAACTAGCCGTATGTTCGGTGCTACGCGAGAAATTTCAGCTAGTGGCGTGCAGGTTTCAATTCCGGGAGGAACAACTGTTTCGCAGCCTACCGCGCCAGCTGCGGTTCCGCGTCCTGCATTGTCGAAGAGGATTGTCTTCGGCGTCTGGAGGAGATTCTTCAAACCTCACTTTTGGCCAAATCTGGAGCGTCTCAGGTCGTATATGAATCAGCCAGTGCGTGAGATGGTACAGGCGAACAACGAGTACGTCAAAAGCCTCGAAGAGCTGGTAATCACAATCGCATCGCAGCAACGGAAGTGAAATCGACGTCACGATTAAGTCCCATTCTGATGTGCTAACCGCACGGGACCTACCTGCAAATACTATCTCCAACAGAGAAATGGATTCACATGGCCAGCGTGACCACGCGAAGGATTACTGCCTGGGAAGACATCTCCAGTTCCGTCAAGAATTTTAGATTAGCTGCACTTCTCGGTTGGCAAGACGTCGCACAACGTTATCGAAGGTCAAGTGTTGGCGCTTTCTGGCTGACCATAAACATGGGTGTGCTCATTGGCGCCTTGGGATTGGTCTTCGGGACGATTTTCAATTCACCAATGTCCGAGTTTCTGCCGTTCATTTGTGTCGGCCTAATCATGTGGGGCTACTTTTCCAGCCTCATCAACGAGGGCTGCGGCAGTTTCATATCGAGCACCGACACGATGCTGCAATTGCCCATACCGTTCTTCACTTACATCTTGAGAACGTGGTGGCGTAACACGATAATTCTCGCACATAATATGGTCATCTTCCCCCTTGTCCTTCTGATCTTTGGGAAATTTGTCAATTTCAATTCGCTCTTGTTCATTCCAGGCTTTGTGCTGGTGTCGCTCAACCTTCTTTGGGTGATGATTGTCCTGGCGGTGCTATGCACGCGTTACCGCGATCTGACACAGATCGTTCAGAACATCATGCAGGTCGGCATGTACGTGACCCCGATCATGTGGATGGCTAAGAATTTACCCGGCGGCACACAATCGCGGCTGTGGTTGATGCTCGATCTTAATCCCTTCTTCCATCTGATCAGCATCGTGCGCGAACCGCTGCTTGGCGGTACGGCAACGCCGCTCAACTGGCTGATCAGCATCGCGATGGCGATTGTTGGTTGGTTGATCGCCCTCCTGTTTCTTAATCGCTATCGTCTGCGGATTACCTATTGGCTATGAACATCTTTTCTCATCAACCTATTGCGCAGGCAGACATGACCTCCATGCATCTTGAAAATGTCACTGTGGATTTTCCGATCTACAATGCAAAAAGCAGATCATTGAAAAACCAGGTCATCAGTCTTGCGACCGGTGGTACAATCGGCTCGAATTCGGAGGGTCATGTCGTTATACGGGGGCTGGATAATATTACGCTGAGCCTCAAGGATGGCGATCGGCTTGGTTTGATAGGGCACAACGGCTCAGGGAAAACCACGCTTTTGCGCGTGATGAGCGGCGTCTATTACCCTTCTGGTGGCAACATTGCCATCAATGGGAAATGCACGTCCCTGATTAATATCTCATTGGGGATCGATCCCGAAGCGACGGGCCGTGAAAACATCGGCATTCGTGGCGCGCTACTCGGCTTTACAAAAAAAGAGATGGCCGCGCGACGAACTGAAATTGAGGATTTTTCAGAACTCGGAAGCTTTCTCGACATGCCGGTGCGAACCTATTCGACAGGCATGCAACTTCGTCTGGCTTTTTCGATATCGACCGTGATTCAACCTGAAATTCTTATCATGGACGAATGGCTGGCGACGGGAGATGAAGGCTTTCAGCACAAAGCCAATGCGCGCCTGCACGAGCTCGTCAACAAGACAAAAATTCTGATTATTGCGAGCCATTCGAAACAGTTGCTGGTGAATAACTGCAATAGGATCGTATGGCTTGAGCATGGAAAAGTCCGGATGGATGCGGACGCCGAGACGGTTGCCAACGCTTACTTCGGTCACCAATAAACACCATCAATTGGACAGCCCGAGTGGACCTATCCGCGTGAAGCTGTAACGGGTCTAACGACCGATCTCTATCTGACTGGAACGAGCTGTTCCGATGCCTCATCCATACGTCAATATCATCCAGTATCCCAGAGTTGAGATGACGGCTAGGAACAACAAAACTCCAAGCGCTCTTTCCATTTAGTTCCTCGTTCAATCTGTGACCTAACTGTCCTGATCAGATAATCGGACGAGCGCGAATCTGCGGCCGTCTAATACCGCCAAATCCACAAAAATGAAATGACCATGAACAGAGCAGCGTTCTACGCGGCACTGCGCATGGTCGTGATCCGTCTCATCCCTCCTCCCATCATCGATAGGAAACACCCATGCCCTCCTTTGGATCAAAATCCAAAGCGGCTCTGGCTAAGTGCCATCCGCTTTTGCAAGACATTGCCAACGAAGCGATCAAAGAGATTGACTTCATGGTCCTCGATGCAACGCGCGGCCGGGTTGCGCAGGAACGCGCTTTCGCCGGCGGGCAGAGCAAGGCGCGCTTCGGTCAGTCTGCGCACAACTATGTCCCGGCGATCGCGTTCGATCTATTCCCGGCTCCATACGACTGGAACAATACGGCGGCGTTCATTGCCCTGTCCAAAGTCATCATGCGGATTGCTGCTGAAAAGAAGATCCCGCTTCGTTGGGGCGGTGACTGGAATGGTGACGGCAACAAGACCACCTCGGACGCTTGGGACAAGCCGCACTACGAACTGAATCCGTGGCGTGAGTGGGCAAAGAAATCCAAGCTGTTCGAGGGCTGATATGATTGATCCAGACGCATGGCGCGTTCGGCGCAGCCTTGTCATCGGCACCATTCTGTGGTGCGGCAGCATTGTGACCTATATCACCTTGGCAGGCGGTGAGAGTTCCTTGCGGGAGACCGTTGCCGTAGGTGCGTTGACGCTCGCCGGTAGCACGCTCGGTTCATATGTCTTCGGCGCGATCTGGGATGACCAGAACAAGCGGCGCTTCGGTGGATTCGGCGGCCGTCGTTTTGAAACTCGGGTCGAGGAGGTCACCCCGGCTGCGCCAGTCGCTCCCGTCGCACCGATTGCGGAGGAGGGACCATGACGATTCTCGAAACCATCAAGGCTGCAGCATACGGGGCATTGGGCGCCGCCGGCGCATCGCTGCTCTTCTGGCTTATCATCATTCCGATCAAGCAGAGAGAAGCCAGACAAGGCTATGTGGTCGAAGCGCGCGCCACCGCCGCGGAAGCCAAGCTCCTAGAAGCCCAACGCCAGGTCAACGCGGGCCAGCTCGTCATCTCCAGTTATCAGGAAATCGCCAAGAACGATCGCGCCCGCGATGTGCAGACGGCGGCCGCCAATGAAACGAGGATCAAGGACTATGAAACGAAACTCTCTGCTAACGGCAAGTCTTGTCCCCTTACTGGCGATGACATTGACTGGATGTCCCGATAGCCGGGCGGCCCTCAAAGCGGCCGCGACACAGACCGGTACCGTTCAAGCTCGGGTGACGCTGCCGGCCTATCCGGAAGATTGCCGGACCAAGGAAGCCCATGCGGCGCTCATCGTAGGTTCGGAGGTTAGATCAGTCCTCAAGCGGGAACGCCTTGCCCTCGATCGCCAGAACAGCCGCACGGATCGTTGCGCTGGCTTTTACGACAATCTCAGTAAGACAATTCAATAGCATCGCAGAACGGACGGACAGGGAACCTCAATGGTGGATGATATGAACAACGGTAACGATGCTTCACGGCACTACCAGGATGCAATGCAGGCCCAGCTTGGCGAGCGCGTTACCAATCTCGGCCGCCGGCAGACCGATCTCGAATCTGAGATGCGTTCCGGCTTCAAGCAAATGGAAACCGCACTCAGTGGCTTGGCAAATGAGACACGCAGTTCAATCGCGGCATTGTCGACTACGATCGCAGAGCGGAACAAGCCACAGTGGCAAGCTCTTGGGGTTGCGCTGACGTTCTGCACGCTTCTGGGCGGTTTGGCCTATTGGCCGATCAACTCCGCGACGACCGATTTAAAGGCATCAGTGCTGACCATTACAGAGCGAATGGTATCACGGCAGGAAATGGACTGGCGACAGGCGAGGGGAACCGAAGACAGGGCCCGTATGGAAGCCTCCATCAAATCGCTACAAGAAGATCAAGTGCCGCGCAAGGAACATGAGCGCGTTTGGCAATCATACGATCAGCAGATAACCAACGAGCGAGAATCCCGGATGGCATCAAATCAAAACATTCAGCGCCAGATTGATGAGATCAAGCAAACACAGTCCGGGTTCTTCGGTCAGCGTGATTTGAACATGCAGGTTCTGGACAGACTTGAGCGCATCGAGCGCGATAGACGCGCGTCATCGCCATGAAGCAATCCGAAAAATCCTCTGTGTAGGAACGCGTCCCGCTGTTATCCCACCATCGCCTCTGCATGGCCCGCCGCCGGTGTTCCGGTTGGCGGGCTTTTTTGTTTTTCTCGGTGTATATACGATTCGGAGCGATGAATTTTAATTGGGACGATTACATGACCGCAGAAAGCGACGTTGACCAAGTTGTCAAAAGTGAGTTTTTCCCCGACAAAAAACACGGCGTCATTATTGAAGTGGGTGCTGCCAGACCTGATTATTTGTCAGTCAGTGCAAGTTATAGATCGTCGGGATGGAAGGTGATTGCAGTCGAACCCAACCCCGAATTTTGTGCGGCCCACCGTGCCGTCGGCAACGAAGTCTTGCAGTATGCTGCTTCAAACGTCGACAAAGACGACGAGGATTTCTTCGTCGTCGATTCTCATGGAGCGCCTTATTACGATGGCCCCGTTTCCTATGAAAGCTTTTCAAGCCTTGGCATCAACGGAAAATATGCAGAATTACGCGAGACCACTCACGTCAAAACCAGTGTAAGGACAATCAAGGTCAAGGTTAGAAAGCTGGATTCGATTCTGGCTTATCATGAGCCAAAACTACGCCGCGTAGACATTGTTGCCGTAGATGTAGAAGGCTGGGAACTGAATGTGATGCGGGGCTTTAGCTTGAGCCGGTACCAACCCAAGGTCGTCATCCTTGAGAACCTGTTTGATAGTCAGGACTACGTTGAGTACATGAAAGAGCAAGGGTATCGACTTTGGTCCAAACTTCCACCAAATGACATCTACGTCAGAAACCAACCATATGTCTCAAGGGCCTGGCAAAAGCTGAAGCGTATGCTGAGTTTAGCTGGCTAGTTCAATCAAGGCCCGATGGAACCCATGTATCAGGCTTTGGAGTAATAAGATATTCGTCTCTGAAAACGGCAAACGTTCCGTTATTCAATTTCCGCCTCACAGCCGCATCTTCGGCAGCGGTCACATCATCGTAAACTCTATGAAGCTCGTTCATCTTCTTTTCAATATCGCTGCGGGTTGTGTCCATAAAATGCTCCTTTGACCAAGATAAATAGCAAACGAGTGGCGGTTGCGCATCCATTAAAGAGAGACATCGGTCTCCTGGCGTGCTTCATTGGTGCCACTGAACTTTTTATAGGATCGATACTTCATGCTTCGCTCTGCACTAATACCTATCACCCGCGCAATCCGGTCTGTTGTTGGCACTAATGGATTGGCAGAAAGGGTGGCAGACCTTGATCGTCGATTCATTGCCGCCACAAATAACTCTCCCGCTTCATTGCCACAGGGTACATCGTCGCCCTCCCTGGACGTGAGTTATTTGATGCATGATTCGCGTGGCGCCCTTCTACGCGGAATGCCCTCTGGCGCGCAGCGGCTATTGAGCGCCGGTTGCGCAGGCAATTGGTATTTCGAATGGATCGAGCAGACTTACGGCCGCGTACAGGAACACTTGGGTATCGAATATTATATGCCGAAGCCTGAGGGTCTTGCGGACAATGTCACTTGGATAACCAACACCGCTTCCGACATGTCGGGGGTAGATGACGCCAGTTGCGATCTGGTATTTTCTGGTCAAAATCTGGAACATCTCTGGCCTGAAGAGGTATCGGGCTTCCTACTCGAGGGCGCGAGAGTCCTAAAACCCGGCGGTCACCTAGTGATTGATAGCCCTAACCGGCTACTGACGGCACCGTTGAATTGGAGCCATCCAGAACACACAATCGAACTGACGCTAGACGAAGTGACAGCGCTGATGCGCTTGGCTGGTTTTGACGTCACTGCGAGCTATGGGGTCTGGCTGTGCCGCGACCCGCGGACTGGCGAAGTGCTGCCGTTCGATCCTAATCAGTCCACTCCCGGTTGGTCCGTCACAGAACGGTTGATCGTAGCGCGCGATCGACCAGAGGATTCGTTCATCTGGTGGGTCGAGGGAGTCCGAACCGATCGCAAGCCTGATACCGAAGCGGCTCATGCCATGATGGCCGATTTGTTTACTAAACATTGGCCCGAGCGCGTCCAACGCCTGGCGGTGCCGGCCAGTCGCAAATTACGTCAATCTCAGGAGGGTACATGGATCGAGGCCGCTGCGGGGGAAGGTGGTGTTGTGCTGCACGGCCCTTATATGCCGCTTCGAGCCGGTAGGTACCGTGTGACTTGGCAGATCCAGTCGGAGGCAAAAAAATCCCCGATAGCAGTTTGCGATGTGGTCGCGCTCGGGCAGGCGGAGCCGATCGCACGGTGCGAGGTGCATTCCGGTGAAACGCGCGTTTCGCTCGAATTTGATATTCCAGATACTACGTTTGGACTTGAGTTTCGTTGTGCGAGCGTCGGCGGGAGCGGGTTCTCGGTATTGCGGAAAATCGAGCTGGAGGAGTATATCGCTTAGGAAGCAGGACGCTATACTTGCTTGGGAGAAATCTTGTGGGGGGACAATGAATGCTAGACCGTGTAAAGCAAATTCGGCTCGGCAATAAACTATTCTCAATTGATAGTTTGGGACATTCCGACCCTTTCTACCACACCATCAGCGATGGGTACGGAGGGGAACTTTTTTCGTTTGCAAAGGACCAGCTTCAAAGCGATGCGGTAGTATTGGATGTGGGCGCAAACATTGGTTTGACTTCGTGCATCCTAAGTCAGTTGGGCGCTGAGGTTCATTCATTCGAACCTCAACCGGAAGTTTTCGCACTCCTTAATGCGAATGTTGAAGGAAACGGCCTGTCACACGTTACGCCGTGGAATCTGGCTGTTAGCTCGGCCCCAGGTGTTGCTCATTTTTCTGGAAGTTCTGCATACGGGCATATTTCAGACGATGCGTCCGCTCCCGAAGTGCGCGTTGTCACCATTGATGGGTTTGTCAAAGAGCAGGCTTTGCAGCGCATCGATTTCATAAAGATCGATGTCGAGGGGTTTGAGCCACAAGTGCTTGAGGGTGCCCGCGACACGATCGAGAAGTTCAACCCCATCATCTATATGGAGTTCAACTCATGGTGTTTGATGATGCACGGCAATACGAATCCATTGGACTTTGCCAAGTCGCTCTTTGCTGATTTCGCCAGCGTGCATGTCGTTGATAACTCCGACAAGGGATTTTCCACTAGATCATCTCCTGATCAGGTTCTCCACGACAACGTCGTAAGAAGTGGTTCTGTAAATGACCTGATCTTGCTAAAGCGTCCTAAGCCACTCCATGCAACGTCACGCGAATTGGAGCAATTGCGGGTTCATGTGGAGACAATTGCTGGTGAGTTGCGCGATGCTGTTAAGCGAGAAGAACTGATCCAGAACGAGTTGGATGCCGTCCGGGCCACGTGTGCAAAACTTGAGCAAGAAGCGAAAGCCCATCTGAATTCTTCTTCATGGCGGATCACCGCGCCAATGCGTAAAATTAAAGGGGCGTTTCGCAGATAGGCTGCCAACAACAGCCATTCCGGTGCAACCATACACGGCTATCTCATGAGCCCTCACCTGTGAACCGCTCGTCATTGGATGACTTGCCGCTCGAGTTCTCTCTAATTTGAAGCAACCAATCACCCTAGGCCGTCGTACCGTCTCCGAAAACCGGTTTGCTCGTCCTTGGCGACTCAACTACCGTCCCGGTCTCAAAACTGGGACGGTAATGAACGAACCTCGGAAAAGATGCCAAAGCGGGATAAGCGCGACACTGCGACCAGGCTCGCCGATTACGTTTCCAGTTTAAAAACAAACAACGAAACTGACGCCCCGGGAGATCGCAAACCTGTTGGAAATTTCGCCGTTTCACCCGCCAGAAGCGGTGCGGTGGTCGGCGATAGCAGTAACGAGATTATTGAGCCATCGTCCCGAGTGACACACAATCGATGATTGGGGGCTCGTTTCTCGGTATCGAGGCGATCAGCGCTAGGACGAGAATTGGGAGTGTGATCCAAAGAAGGTCGTAAGCCGCCGAGGTCATTCAAATTCCTCCCTTCATCGGTTCGACAAGGGAACCTAGAGTATTAGGAATCCAAGAAAGAGACTCGGCACTCTAGAACCGAAGAGATCATTGAGGCCGAGTCCCCGCCGGTCAGAAGGACTAACCAGCAGACCGATAACTAGCCATTGCGATGAACGTTCCATTGTTGCGGTCGCTTGAGTTCCCGACCTGCTGTGTACGCACTACTTAGGCAGGTCGGGTTGCCGATAGAAATGGGGCCATCAGCTCGTTGAGCGTGCGCCTATATGGTTAACAAAAGATGAGTTCCGATATCGTGGTAACCGTCCGACACCGAGCCCCTTGCTGAAGAGTGCCAAGCCCCCTCAACCAGCTAACAACACCAGGACGGGCGGGAATGTTCCTCAGAAAATAAAAGCGTCAATTCCCAGCCTTCAATTCTTCCAGCTCAAAAACCTCGGCATGGTCAGCGGCCTCACGCATCCCCTTGAATGATGCGTGGCGCAGTTTACCGTCATGGGTCCAGGCGCCATAGTTGATCTCCGCGACCAGTGTTGGCCGCACAAAGACGTATTTCTTTCCCTTAATGCCAACTGCTGCGGGCCTCTCGACGCGCATGGTATCCAGTTGCAGCTTAAGATCACGCGCCAGTGAGGCGGAAAATCCCGTTCCAACATGGCCGACATAGACCAGGTCGCTGCCGTGGCGCGCGGCCAATAGAAGGCTGGCGATCGAGCCCCGCACCTTCACCGATGGCTCATAACCGATCACCGCAAAACTTTCGCTGTTGCTGCATTTGATCTTGAGCCAGTCACCGGATCTGCCGGAACGATAGGTGCTGTTTTTATCCTTGGCGATGATACCCTCAAGGCCGTGCATACAGGCGTTGCGCAGTAGAACCTCTCCATCGGCATCGAACTCTTCCGACAGCCGGATTGCCCCCGAAGCGTCCTCAAGCAGAGTGTTGAGCAGGTGTCGCCGGGATGATAGTTCGAGTCCGGTGAGGTCGTGGCCGTCAAAATAAAGCAGATCGAAAGCGTAAAGCACTGCCTCGCGTGCGGCCCTTGTCGCACGCCGGCCGCCGAGTGCTTGTTGAAGTAGCCCAAAATTGGGAAGACCCTTCTCATCAAGCACAACCGCCTCGCCATCGAGGATCATGGTAGCTGGACCGAGATCCTTCGCTGCTTCGGCTATGGCTGGAAAATAGGACGTCCAGTCATGGCCACCGCGGGTGATGATCCGGACTCCGCGAGGTTCAACGTGGATCGCGAGCCGATAGCCATCCCATTTGACTTCGTAGGCCCAGTTGTCACCTTGTGGCGGCTTCTTCACCAGCAGGGCCAGGGCAGGCTCAATACGAGCGGGCAGTGGATCAAACGCCAGCTGCGGCTGGCGCTTGTCGCGTGGCTTGGTGGGTTGGCTCTTGAGTGGTGCATCGAGATCAGAAAGAAGACCGATCGTTTGTACTTTTCGGGTGGAGCGCTTCGCCATCCAGCTATTGAGACAGAATTACAGTCGCCGGTAAATCAACAATTGTTATTATGGTTCAGGGAACGTTCGCTTAACAACGATTTGCGCCGGCCGCGCCGGCGGATACGTTCTTTACGGCTGCGTCTGCTCTGTAGGCGGTTCCGCGAATATCGTCACGGCGGTGAAGTAAGCGGCCGCGGTCAAGATTATGAGGAGTATGCAGGAAACCACTGCAAAAATTCTCACTAGGCTTGTCCTCTATCTCCGTAGTGACAGCTTTTTTTCAGACGCCTAACGGCGGTAGGGAAAGAATGTTCCGAGTTGCGATAGACTGCGCCTTGCTCACATTTTGGCTCAACGCGCGTGCTGTATCACGACACGAAAAACCAGCAGAGAGTCGATATAGATGCAATCCCAGAAATGATGGTGAACAAGTCAAGGATTGTAAATTGAGTGAATTCGCTACGCATGACACGCTCCTTTTTAAGGTACCCGACCTGCCTTTCACATACGCACAACAACGAGGGCAGGCCGGGTGCCGACGAAGTGGGCACTATGGTCAGCACTCAAAGGGTGCGCCTGTATGGTTAACAAAAGGTGAGGCGCTCCCCGACGCTGCCTAAACCGGGAAATTTCTTTGCCAGAGAAAAATGACGGTGAGTTTGCGCTCACCGTCTAGTTCATGAGCCCTGATTTAAACGGGGGGGGTGGTCAGGGACACAGCCGGACTGTCTCGGCAAGGCAAAAACTTAAGGAGAAAAACTTGGTTCCCCATGGGTACGATACCGTACGAACAATGTGCCGTACTTAAGCCCTGCGCCGCGGCTTGCTCTTGTTCCACCGGAACGGCTTGCCTGTGGGCGGTCCACGTTCCGGCTCATCCACATAGTTGCCCGCTTCCTTGGCCGCCTAGATGAATGCAAAGCGTGCTGATCCGGAGGAGAGGTTCCCTTCGAGGCAGGCCAGTAGAGCGTGCTTGGTTGCAGACAGCACTTCACTTTGCTCGATGGCCAATCTCTCAGGATTTGCTCTGCCGCCTGAAGTGCCGATGTGACCACGCGCATCCGGCCAGGCTGGCTTGTCATGATGCGAACCTTTTTGAAATAGCGTTCGTCCATCGCGCTCAGACGACTCTCCGGAAGATTCAGTTCCTAGGCAATAGGCATTAGTTTATCGCTTACCTAGCGGCTATCACGTTTTCCCCTGGACGCGTCTGAGATGCTCGAAGACTTCCTTCAGTTTCTCGCTGTCGTTTTGCGATTGCAGGTAATTCAACGCGAGATACGTTAGCCCCAGAGCTAATTCTTCTTCGGACCACTCAGACCCGTCAGCCCAACTCGTAAGTTCCCCCACCCTGTCACCAAAAGATTTGTGCCGGATGAGCACATAAGTCTCATCGGTTGCCTGCTTGGGCATGGTGGGAACGGTTTGTTTTTCCATTATTTAATAACGGCTTCCTATTTTTTCCGGCCTCGTGTCAACTAAGAGAGATCTCACGAAAGTGAGGTCTGACGCTAATCAAGGAAAAGGAAATCAGCGCCAGATCCTCCGCTGGCAGGGGGAATTCAGATAATATTCCTGACGCCGTGACGATGGCGGCCCGTTTCAGTCTCGGATTCAATGGTCTGTTCATTGATGACAGCAAGCGAGGCAATCAGCTCGATGTCGCGTTTGCCGTTGTTGAAAAGGCGCATGACTTCCCGCGCCAATCGTTCGGCATGAGGACCATCCCGCGGCGATCGTCCCAGCATGGTTGCTGCCCTTTCATAGGCAGCCGACATTACGCGCCAGTTTTCTTGGCTAAAGACGTCTTTGGAAACGAGTGTGAGTGACTGGAAAGGCAT